ACCGGCCAAGATCGCGCCACGGTTTCAGGGTCGATCAGAGGGTGCGCCCCAGCGTGCCGTCGAGGGCCTGCCGAACGTGGCCGGCAGTCAGTTCCACACCAGGATGGGCAGCGGCGAACAGACGCAGCCGGCCGAGCGGAGAGTCGGGAGCAGGGGGCTTGTCGGCCAGCTCGGCGCCTGCCACCTGGAGGGCGAAGCGGAGGTCGGTGTCGTTGTCCATGGCTCCAGCGTAGGGCGTGGGACTGACAGCCGGCACTGGATTACCGGGGCGCTCCCGCGCCCCCAGGTCGTAAGTGGCTCTGCTCTGTGGCGCGCTCCCGCGCGCCCACTGCCGCTTCGCCCCTGAATCCCTTCGCCGTCGCGCTCAGGCTTGGTGGCCGCCGCCAGGCGGCCCAGCCTCGAAACCTCTCTGTGTAAGTGTGCCTCACGTCACACGAAGTTCCCTTTCAGAAGTTCAAGATCAACTCCTACCAGTAAGTGTAAGGGTAAGTACGAAGAGACGAAGTAGCAGGCTGGAGGCCCTGTCGGGCCTCGCTTGGCAGAGCTCCTTACTACTTACGAAGAGACCCCCTCGGGTTGACAGCTTCGAGCAGCTACCTCTTCAGGTAGGACGTCACCGAGGGTCCAACTTCCACGTCGGGGGTGATCCGGATGCCTCGCTGGGAAGGCTCGGACAGGCGCTCGCGCCTTCCGGCTGACTGGCCCAAGATCCGGCTACGGGTCCTGCGACGCGACGGAGGGCAGTGCACCGCGCTGAACGAAGCGGGTGAACGCTGCGTCGAGGTCGCAACCGACGTGGACCACATCAAGCCGGGCGATGACCACAGCATGGGGAACCTACGGTCCCTGTGTGCGTGGCATCACCGGAAGAAGAGTGGAGCTGAGGGTGCGGCGGCGAAGGCCGCCAGGCAGCGTGCGCTGAGGAAGAAGTTCAGCCGCACCGAGCAGCACCCCGGCCTCCTGTAAGACCGCGCTCCAGGTCCCTCCCCGCCTGTCGAGCGCGAGCGCCCCCGAGTCCTCCTCTCGCTCGGGTGAGGCGCCGGCCCCTGGCTCACCACCAGGGGCCCGAGACTTCCGGCCGCGCGACGGTCGGTGAGAGATGGCAGTGATGCTGGCACCACTGACAGAACCAACTCGCCCAGCCGCTCATACCGGGCCGAGCGTCGTAACGCCCGAATACTTCGAGGAGGTGAGCGGTGACCCCGTTCGAGATCGCATGGGCCGTATGGGCTGGCTCGTTCGTCGTGATCGAGGGCATCGCCCTCTACCGCAAGCAGCCGGGCGACACGCTCTCCGAGCAGGTCTGGAAGATCTTCCATACCGCGAAGGGCACGGTGCCCGACGGCACGACGCGCGCTCGCCGCCTCGTCCTCCTGGCGTTCGTCTCCTGGCTGGCCGTCCACTTCATGACGGGCGGCGCGGTGTGAACGTCCTGTACTTCACCTCTCCGCACTGTCGGCCCTGCCGCTCGTTCGGGCCCCTGCTGAAGCAGGAGCTCGCCGAGCTCGGGGTCGAGGCGGAGACGGTTCTCGTCGACACCTTCGCCGGCCTCTCGAAGGCCGACTCCTACGACGTGTCGAGTACTCCGACCGTCGTGATCGAGCGGAATGGCGAGGAGATCAGTCGCTTCACTGGCGCACTCCTCGGTGACTCACTGAAGGACGCGCTCAGCGTCCTCCGATGAAAGGAGGTGACCGGTGGGTGCACGCGGCCCCGTTCCGAATCGTGAGTCAGACCTCGCGCGCCCCCGGTCGCGAAAGGGCTCTGACGAGCAAGAGACCAAGAGGGGCCAGATGCGGCCGGTTCGCATTCCGCGGGCTGATCCCGACTGGCACCCGATCGCCAAGCAGCTCTACGACTCGCTGAAGAAGTCCGGCCAGGCCGACTTCTACCAGCAGTCCGACTGGGCCCTGGCGTACGCGCTGTGCGACGACCTGTCCCACTACAAGAAGTCGGGCAAGCGGTCGGCGCAGATGGCGCAGACCCTGTACTCCGCCCTCGGCAACCTGCTGGTGACCGAGGGAGACCGGCGCCGTGTGCGCATCGAGCTGCAAGAGCCCGAGGAAGAGACCACGCCGGCCTCTGTCCTCGCCATCGCCGACTACAAGAAGGAGCTCGGGCTCGCCGATTGAGGAGGTGAGCCGTGGCTCCGAAGCAGAAGGAACTGACCCCGGAGGAGATCGACGCTCTCCCTCCGACGTTCCTCGGCCCCACCTGGCAGAAGGACAGCCTCGGCGCCTGGGTGCTCCCCAAGCGCACGCTGGGCTGGCAGATCGCCGGCTGGTGCGCGGAGTACCTGCAAGCTGAGGACGGCGGCCCCTGGAAGTTCACGCGCGAGCAGTTGAGGTTCGTCCTCCACTGGTACGCCGTGGACGAGAACGGCCGCTTCATCAACCGCAAGGGCGTCCTCCAGCGCATGAAGGGCTGGGGCAAGGACCCGCTTCTCGCGGTGCTCTGCCTCGTCGAGCTGGTCGGCCCGAGCCGCTTCGGTGGCTGGGACAAGGCCGGCGACCCGATCGGCGTTCCCCACCCTCGCGCGTGGGTTCAGGTCACCGCGGTGAACCAGTCGCAGACGACGAACACCATGGCCCTGATCCCGTCCCTGATGACCGACCACTTCAAGGCGAAGTACGGCATCAAGGACGGCGCGGTGCTCATCCGCGCGAACGGCGGCAAGTGCCGCCTGGAGGCTGTGACTTCCTCGTACCGTGCGCTCGAAGGCAAGCGAACGACCTTCGTCCTGCTCAACGAGACCCACCACTGGGTGAGCGGGAACAACGGCCACAAGATGTACGAGACGATCGACGGTAACGCGACCAAGCAGGACAGCCGCTACCTCGCGATCACCAACGCTTACCTGCCTGGTGAGGACTCGGTCGCCGAGCGGATGCGCGAGGCGTTCAACAAGATCCTCGAAGGCCGGATGGCCGACATCGGCTTCATGTACGACTCGATCGAGGCGCACCCGAAGACCCCGCTGACGGCGGTCGCGCTGCGCATCGTCATTCCGAAGATCCGCGGTGACGCGGTCTGGCTGAACGTCGACTCGATCATCCAGTCGGTGATGGACGCGACGATCGCTCCGTCCCGGTCGCGGCGTATGTGGCTCAACCAGATCGTCGCCGAAGAGGATGCGATCTACGGGCCGGCCGAGTGGGATGCCCTGCTCGACGAGTCCAAGACGCTGAAGCCGGGCGACGAGATCGTCCTCGGGTTCGACGGCGGCAAGAGCTCGGACGCAACAGCGCTCATCGCGCTGCGCGTTCGGGACATGTGCGCCTTCGTGCTCGGCGTCTGGGAGAAGCCGGACGGCCCCCAGGGCGACGACTGGACGGTGCCTCGCAGCGAGGTCGACTCCGAAGTCCACGAGGCGTTCCGCCTCTTCGACGTGCGCGCGATGTTCGCGGACGTCGCGCTGTGGGAGTCGTACATCGCCGACTGGTCGGAGACGTACGGCAGTCAGCTCGCCATCTCCTCGCCGTCGGGCAAGGACGCGATCGGCTGGGACATGCGTGGTTCGCAGAAGACGGTGACCCTGGCGCACGAGCGGCTGATGCGGTCCATCTTCGACGCGAAGCTCGCCCACGATGGCGACCTCACGCTGCGCCGCCACGTCCTGAACGCCAGGCGCCGGACGAACAACTACGGCATCTCCTTCGGCAAGGAGTCGAAGGACTCGCCTCGCAAGATCGACGCCTACGCCGCACTGATGCTGGCGCATGAGGCGCTGTACGAACTCCGCGCCCGCGGCAAGAAGGTCCGGAAGCGGACTGGGCGCGGCTACTTCATGTGACCATGTGCAAGTGTTCCAAGGAAGGTGGTGAGGCATGGCCGACACCAGCCCGAAGGCTCTGGCAGTAGAACTCCTCGCCATCCTCGAACGGGACTCGGCCCGCATTCAGCGGATCGACAACTACATCCACGGCAAGCATGACGACCCGTACATGCCGCCCCAGGCGGACGACGAGTACAAGCTGCTTGCCAAGCGCGCGATCTCGAACTGGACTCCCCTGTTGATCGGGACGCCGGCCCAGGCTCTGTACGTGGACGGCTACCGTCCCGGCAGCTCGGGCGCCGGCCTCCCGCAGGCGTCCAGCTCGACGAGCACGCAGTGGGCCCACTGGCAGCGCTCCCGCATGGACGCGCGCCAGGCCGCGGTCTACCGGGGCGCCCTCGGATACGGTCACTCCTTCGTCCTGACGGAGAAGACCAAGAAGGGCATCATCTCCAAGGGCCTGTCCGCGAAGAAGACGGCAGCCCTGTTCGAGGACCCCGCGAACGACGAGACTCCGTACGCCGCGCTGACGGTCACGGCGAAGCCGAAGGGCGAGACGCCCGGCAGGGCCCGCCTGTTCGACGGCAAGCGCGAGTATGCGGTCCTCTTCGGCTCGTACACCGACGAGACGTCGGTGAAGGTCGCGGCCGGCAAGCTGCATGGTGCGAGCGAGTGTCCGGTCACCCGGTTCGCTGCCTCGGTCGACCTCGAAGGTCGCACGATCGGCGTCGTCGAGCCGATGATCCCGCTCCAGAACCGCATCAACCAGACCATCTTCGACCTCCTGGTCGCGCAGACGTACACCTCGCACGAGGTGCGCACCGTCACCGGCATGGCTCCTCCGATGCAGATGGAGCTCATCGACGAGAACGGCAACGTCGTTGCCGACCCGGCCCTGGCGGTCGACAGCCGGCCCAAGCTCGGCCCTGACGGTCAGCCGATCCCGGCGCAGATCAACCACAACGCGCGGCGGTTCCTCTTTGCGGAGGACCCGGACGTGAAGTTCGGCTCGCTGCCTGCCGGTCCGATCAGTCCGCTGATCGAGTCGGTGGACATGAGCATCCGGCACCTCGCCGCGATCTCGCAGACGCCGCCGCACCACTTGCTCGGGCAGATTGCCAACCTGTCTGCCGAAGCCCTACTCGCCGCGGAGACTGCACTGAGCCGGAAGATCACCGAGTTCCAGTCCATCTTCGGTGAAGCCTGGGAGCGCGTCTTCCGGCTGGCCGCCGAGATGGAGGGGCAGTCCGCCGCGCAGGACGACTTCACGGGCGAGGTTCAGTGGCGCGACATGGAGTCGCGCTCCCTGGCCCAGGCCGCTGACGCGCTCGGCAAGCTCGCCGACCAGCTCGGCATTCCGAAGCGTGGTCTGTGGAAGAGGGTGCCGGGCGTCACCCAGACCGAGTACGAGGACTGGGAGCAACTGGCTGAGGAGGACGACTCCGTTGGCCAGCTCGCTACGGCCCTGACCCGAGCCACCCCGACTGAGGACGCGTTCGCCTCACAGCCCGAGGTGGTCGCCGCGTGACGAGCCCAGCCCGACAGGCTGAGGCTGATCGAGCGGCAGTTGCGTTCCAGACGGCGCTGACCCAGATCGGGGCCGGCACCGTCGCTGAGGCGCTTGCGCTGTGGGAGGACGTCCCGGTTACCGCCAGGGCGTCCACCGCCTCCTCCTGGTTGAGGAGGGCCATCACGCTGGTGATGGGGCGCAGGCGCCAGTCGCGGGACCTTGCCCGCGCGTACTACCGCCTCGTCCGCGCTCTGCGGACGGGGAGCACGGTAGCTGATCCGTATCACCCCGAGCCCAGGTACGTGACTGTCACGGTCCTGCGCGAGGAGTTCAACGAGCTGGTACGAGGCGCTGAGCGCCCCCAGGAGGGGCGTGCAAGTGGCGCCCCCACCCAGACATCGGACTCCGCCTCGTCGGCCGCGACCGGCCAAGCTGGGGAAGCTGACGAGGCGGCTCTCGACGATCCCGACCAGGCGTCGGAAGACGAGCTCGACCGCATCCTGGTCGAGGAGATCGAGAGCCTTCGCGAGGCGGAGGAGCGGATCGAGCGCGAGGCGGAGCAGGAGCTCCGCACGGTGCTGGAAGCCCTCGGGCCCAACAACCTCCAGAAGAAGGTCGACGTGATCGACGGCGCCAGGAGCGCTGACGAGGTCGACCAACTGCGCGAGGAGGCCAAGAGGCAGGCCGGCGCCCAGCAGGCCGCAGCCGCGGAGCGTGTCGCCATGAACGGCGGGCGCTCGACGGTCTGGAACCACATGCAGCGCGACCGCCGAGTCCTCGGCTACATCAGACTTTCGCGCTCAGGCACCCCCTGTGGGTGGTGCGCGATGCTCATCTCTCGCGGTCCTGTCTACCGCTCGCAGAACTCCGCTGAGTTCGCCGACGGAGACCGGTACCACGACAACTGCCACTGCTACGCGGAGCCCGTGTTCTCGCGTGAGCAGTACTCCAGCTCGGCCAACTACGAGCTGAATCGCCGGTACGAGGAGCTGTGGCCCACGGTCACACGCGGCCTGTCCGGCAAGGCGGCTGTGTCCGCCTGGCGCCGGTTCATCCGGCAGGAACAGAAGGCCGCAGCCCAGGAGGCTCGGCAATCCACAACGAGCGTCCAGGAGGCGTGACAGTGCCCGAGCAGGAAACCCCCAGCACCGAAGAGACCCCGAGCTCCGAGACCGTCGAGACGCCTCCGGCCGGCAATGGCCCCGAAGGTGAGCAGTCGACGGAGGAGAAGCCCGCGGAGAAGCCGGTCGACGAGACCGTTCCCGCTGACGTCCTGCGCAAGCAGGTGACGAGCGCGAACGCGGAGGCCGCGAACTACCGCACCAAGCTCCGTGAGACGGAGGCCAAGCTCTCCCAGGCCAAGACCCTGGAGGAGTTCGAGGCCGCCACCTCCGAGCTGAAGGGGCAGATCGAGGCGCTGGAGCGGCAGATCCTGCTCAAGGACGTGGCAGCGAAGTACGAGCTCCCCGAGGCCCTGGCCAAGCGGCTCACCGGCACCACGCCGGAAGAGCTGGAGGCCGACGCCAAGGAGCTCCAGAAGCTCGTCGCCGCGCCCGAGCCCGAGTCGCTTGGTGGCGGCCTCACTCCCGAGGACGACGCCGACGACTTCGACCCGGTCAAAGCCGTGGCGGAGTTCCGCCGCAGCCGCTACTGACCACCCCTTCTGGCCCAGTGTGCAAGTGGCACACGTCGAGCCCCCTCCCCTACCGAACGGAGTAAGTAACCCGTGGCCGAACACGTCATCGTCAAGCCCGAGAAGATTGCCGCGACCGCGGCGGTCGCTCTGGAGCAGTCCCTCGTCGTGCCCGCGCTCTTCCAGCGCGAGGGCATCGACGCCTACAAGGGCGCCGAGAACGACACCATCAACGTCAAGGTCGAAGGCGTTCTGCCCTTCCGCACCTACGGGTGGCGCAACGACCGGTCGCAGCCGATCCAGTTCGACGAGTACAGCGAGAAGACCGTCGCGGTCTCCTTCGGTGGCAACACCTACTCGGCCGTCAAGCTGACCGACGAGCAGCGCGACATGGACCTGGGCGGCTGGACCAAGCTGCTCGCCAAGCAGACCGAGGCGATCGGCCGCGGTCTGGAGCGCGGGGCGGTCGACAAGATGCTCGGCCAGTCCTACGCCGTCACGCTGGCCGGCGCCAAGTCCGGCCGCGACCTGCGCGGTGTCCTGATCCGGGCCCGCGAGGTGCTGAACCGCTTCATGGTTCCGCGCGAGGGCCGCATCCTCCTGGTCGGCTCCGCCTGGGAGACCGCCCTCCTGAGCGACGACAAGCTCAACCTCGCTGGCAACGTCGGCGAGCAGGAGGCCGTCTCCGCCCTGCGTGAGGCGAGCATCGGTCGACGCTTCGGCTTCGACATCATCGTCTCCCTGGAGGTTCCGGCCGACGCGGCGTTCGCCCTGCACCGCAGCGCGTTCATCTTCGCGACCGGCGCCCCGACCGTCCCGTCCTCGGTGACCGGTGGCACGGCCAGCCACAACGGCGTGGCCCTGCGCTGGCTCCAGGACTACGACGCGAACTACCTGACCGACCGCTCGGTGGTCAACACCTACCGCGGCTTCCGTGAGGTCAAGGACCAGCTCATCGGCGTCAACGCCGGTACGGGCCAGGCGTACGTCTCCGAGTTCGAGCACTTCATCCGCGCGATCAAGCTCGACCTCGACGCGACCGCGGACGTCCTGCCCGACCCGGACGGCCCGGACGAGGCTCAGCAGGAGCTCGCCGCGATCACCGGTGTCGCCGGTACCGCTGACGGCGCTGGCGTCTGATCCATCGGCTGAGTGGGCGGGGTGTGCAAGTGGCACATCCCGCCCCTCCCCGTGAGTGAAGGAGAACCACCTTGGCGATCTTCGCCACCCTCGAAGAGCTGAAGGGCCGCCTCGACTGGACGCTCGACACTGACGAGGAGCGCATCGCGACCTCAGCCCTGGAAGACGCCTCCGACCTGGCCAGCTACTACGCTCGCCGCGACTGGCCGGACGCCACTTCCGCCCCACGCCTGGTGCGGACCCTGGTCCTGAAGGCGTGCAAGAGGTACATGGACAACCCCTCGGGCTACACCCAGTCCCGAGCGGGCGACGAGACGCTGGGCTGGAACGACGCCTCCGGCGAGAACGCCGGCACCGTCTACTTCACGGACGACGAGCAGAAGCTCCTCTCCGAGATCGGCGGCAAGAAGCCCGGCCTGCACTCCGCGGGCGTCTCCGCCTGGGGCTCGAACATCCGCCGCTACCGCAACCGGGCCTACCCCGTTCCGGTCGACGTCGCGGGCCAGAAGGTCTTCCCGTTCTACGCGGACGAGGAGGAGCCCTGGTGAGCTCGATGCAGCGCAGGCGTGGCCTGACCGCGAAGATCTGGAAGTCCTCGTACCACACCGACCAGCGAGGCAACACGCTTCTGGTCGCCGATGCGGACGGCCCGCACACCGTGCGGTGCGCCGTGATCCCGCAGCGCTCGGCCCGAGCTGAAGTCCCCGGTCAACAGCAGATCAACATCACGCGCATGATCGTGGACGCCGACCTCGAAGGCGTCGAGCTGTGGTCGCGCGTCGAGCTCATGGGCAAGGTGTGGGACATCGTGACCCCGCCCGCCTACCACCACGGCGAGCGCAAGACGCGGCACTGGTCGATCGACATCCGCGAGAGGCCGAGCTGATGGCCTACATCTACAAGGGCCTCGACGGCAAGAACATGGCGGAGTTCATCGCCTCCCTCCCCGAGGTGCAGGACGAAGTCGACAGCCGCGCGTTCGAGATCGGCGTCCGAGCCGAAGAGCTCCTACTCCAGCATCGCGTCGAGGGCGTCGCCCAGATCGAGATCGCCAAGGGCGACATCGACGCCTACGTCGTACTCGCCGACGCCAACGGCACGAACAGCAAGTCGGGCGCCAACTCGGCTGCCTCGATCGAGTTTGGCCGCTCGGCGTACGACGTCGAGGTGGTCGACGAGACCGGCAAGGTCGTGGACGAGTACACGGTCGGCGCGATGGAGGGCCTGCACATCCTCGCGCAGGCGTCGCACCTGCCGAAGAAGTCCGGCCCCCGAGTCAAGGGCAAGAAGCGGCGCATCAAGGCGAAGGCCGGCAAGACGAAGAAGCGCGGGGGTGGTAGAGGCTGATGGCTGGACTCCCGCCCGAGATCAAGGCGCTCGCCGAGCTCTCCCCTGTCGAAGACCTGATGCTCGCGATCCTGCGCGATGGGCTGCCCGGCATCCAGGTGCAGTCGCTCATCTCCAAGAACCAGACCTTCCCCCTGGTCCTGGTCCGCCGCGACCCCTCCTTCGGGAACTGGTCGGGCGACACCCGATTCCTCGACGCAGCACGCGTCGCGGTGCACGTCTTCTGTCAGGACCCTGACGGTGACGAAGACGCTGCGATCCTCTCCGAAGCCGTACGCGTCGTGATCCGCGACGCCTGGCTTTCCCAGAAGGTCGTGCCTGGTCGCGGCCACATCACGCGGGCCGACCTCTCGTCCGCTCCTCGTCGGGCTACCGACTGGGCGACCGCGACCGGCCCCGTGCAGTACGCGGACCTTCCCACTGGTGTCTGGCGCTACGAGGCGACCTACGACATCGAGATCCGCAAGCCGCGCAACCGCCCGTACCCCATCCCGTAAGGAGAATCCTTCGTGGCACTGAACGACAACGCCACTCTCGTCATCGGCTCCGGCAACTACCTGACGGCGCCGGTCGGTACCGACCTCCCCGAAGACCTGCTCGTCCCGACCTCCCCCTGGTCGGTCGTCGGTCACACCTCGCTGGAGGACATCTTCTCGATCGCCTCCGAGGGCGGCGAGGCGACGGTCATCGGCTCGCTCCAGAACAAGAGCCTGCGCACCAAGTACAGCGCGCGGACCGAGACCATGACGTTCACGCTCCAGCAGTTCGACATCGCCGGCCTGAAGCTGTACTACGGCGCCAACGCGCCCGTGCTGCCGAACGGCCTGGTCGGCGTTCCCAGCGACCCGACTCCGACCGTGGCTTCGTTCCTGGTCGTGTTCGTCGATGGTGAGAACCACTTCGCGTTCTACGCCCCCAAGGCCGAGATCTACCGGGCCGACGACGTGTCCTTCGGTGACACCGAATCGCTCGCCGGCCTGCCGATCGGCGTGAAGCCGATGGCCTACCAGTCCAACACCTGGACCTACGCGATCACGCCCCTCGGTGCGAGCGTCGCGACCGGCGCGACCGCTGGCGCTCCGGGCTCCTTCACTCCGGAGGGCTCGACCGTTCCGGCGAACCTGGCTGCGATGGCCAGCGTCATCGCGACGCCGACCTCGGCCTGGACCACGGGGCAGCACGTCATCCTGGGCGACGCCTCGCACGCCCACTGGGACGGCGACTCCTGGGCCTCCGGCAACGCCGCCTGACCCAGTGTGTAGGTGTCCCAACTGGGGCGCTTGCCACCTTCCCCGCTGTGCAAGTGGTGCGGACCTCCTTGCGCAGCGGGGGCCCTTCGGGGCCCTTCGCACGACGGTCCGCTCCCTGCTCCCCCCTACGACTTGGAGGTCCGCAACCCCATGGCCACGTTCTCTCTCGACTCCATCCGCGCCGCCGCGGAGGCGAAGTACGGCTCCACCGACATCGAGCTCGGTGACGGCTTCACCACGCGCCTGCTCAACCCGCTCCGCCTGCCCAAGGAGAAGCGGGCCGAGCTGCTGAAGATCCAGGACAAGCTCGACGGCTCCGACGACCAGGAGGCCGTGCTGGCTGAGGCGATCCATCTGGTCGCCGAGAACGAGACGGCCGCGAGCAAGCTGCTGGAGGCGGTCGGTTCCGACCTCGCGCTGCTCGCCCAGATCTTCGCGACGTACAGCGAGGGCGCGCAGGTGGGGGAAGCCTCGGCCTCGGAGAGCTGATCGACAAGTACGGCGAAGGCATCTACCCCGACCTGCTCTTCCACTACGGAGTGGACCTCACTGAGGTGATCGCAGGTCGGGGGCCCTCGCCGGCTCTCGTCCTCTCGCTCATCCAGAGGCTTCCCGACACCTCGCTCACGATGGCCCTCGCGTCGGGCGGCCGTGAGCACTTCGGCTGGGGCATCGACCGCCACATGTCCGCCGACATCTTCGACGCGATCAACCAGAACACCAGAGCAACCGGCCAGTGGGGCAAGGGCAAGGCGCCCAAGATCCCGGCATGGCCCCGCCCCAAGGCCAAGAAGAAGTCCGAGGGCACCGAGGGCAAGAAGGGTCGTCGCGTCTCCGTGGCCGACCTCTACAAGAAGTTCAACAAGCGGAGGTAAGCGATGCCCCAGGGCCAGGTCATTGGACGCGTCAGCGTCCGAGTCCTGCCGGACACCAGTGAGTTCCGCAGCAAGGCCAGCAAGCAGCTCGCGAAGGTCGAGAAGCAGCTCAAGGTCGAGGTCCAGGTTCTCCCGAACATGGCCGGCTTCGAGCGCCAACTGCTCACCGAGATCGGGAAGATCAGCCAGCGCAACCGCCAGTCGGACGCGCGTAAGGTCAAGATCTACACCCGCATCGACACGTCGACCATGACGGGCGAGCTGGCCAAGGCCATCCGTCGCTACAACGACAAGGCCAAGTCCGGCTCGAAGGTGCAGCTCCAGTCCGAGCTGAACACCGGAGAGATGAAGATCCGGATCAGCGACGACTCGCTGCGTGACATGAGTGACCAGCTCAAGGACTGGCGGGACCGCAACTCCCCGCAGAAGATCGCGATTCAGCCTGACCTGTCAGCCCTGGGTAGCGCGGCCACCAGCGCCCGCCTCACGGCCCTGACCAGGCCGCGCACCGTTTCGATCATCCCGACCCTGAATGGCGCGGCAGCCGCCAAGGTGGCAACCGCGCTGGCTGCACTGTCGGGCGTGCGCGTGCTGAACAACCTCTTCGAGAAGTTCAGCAACATCCTGAAGAACCTCGACAAGAGCGTCCCGATCATCGGCTCGCTCGCGTCCGCGATGGCCGGCCTCGCCGCCTTCACGCTCGCCGGGGCAAGCAACCTCTTCGCCCTGTCCGCTTCGCTGGCGCAGATCGGACCCACGGTCGGCCTGCTGCCCGGCCTGTTCGGAGGCTTCGCGGTCGGTATCGGCGTCACCGTCGCCGCCCTGAAGGACTTCAACCAGGTCATCCCCGAGGTCAAGGCCACCCTCTCCGAGCTCCAGAACACGATCAGTGAGAACTTCTGGGCCAAGGCCGAACAGCCCATCCGGAACATGGTGGACACGCTTCTGCCGAAGTTCCGCGACGGCGTCAGCCAGACGGCCACGCAACTCGGCGAGTTTTTCGGCTCGTTCGCCACCGCGCTCGGCTCCTCGCTTGAGCCCGCACTGGACCAGATGTTCGTCGACCTCTCCGAGTCGATCAACAAGGCGACCGAGGGCACCGACGCCTTCGCCAACATCATCGCCACCCTGGGCGAGGTCGGCACCAGCTACCTGCCCCGACTGGCCGACTGGTTCGTCCGCATCTCCGAGCAGTTCTCCGACTTCCTCGACCGCAAGGGCGAGAACGGGATCAAGGCGGAGATCGACGAGGGCATCGCAGCCCTGAAGGATCTCGGCGGCGTCCTCTACAACACGTACGGCATCCTCTCCGGCATCGCCCGTGCAGCGACCGAGGCGGGCGGCACGTCGCTGCACACGCTGAACCAGGCGCTCAAGGACATCCACGCCACGGTCGACAGCGACGGCTTCCAGAACGGCCTCACCGAGGTCTTCAAGGCTGCGCACACCGCGATGGACAACATCGCCAACGGTGCCGGCCCGGCCGTGAAGAACCTGTTCATCGAGCTCGGCCAGCTCCTGACTACCGTCCTCCCGCAGGCCGGCGAGATCCTGGGTACCGCGATCGGCGCCATCGCTGACGCACTCGCCCAGCCCGCCGTGACCGACGGAGTGAAGGCGGTCTTCGAGGGCCTGCTCGGCGCCGTCCAGCAGCTCGCTCCTGCGATGGCCCCTCTCGGCCAGGCGCTCGGCGCGATCATGCAGGTCGTTGCCACCATGCTCCCGGTCTTTGCCGAGCTGGCGTCGGCCGCGATCATCCCGCTGGCGGACGCGTTCGCTCAACTGGCCCCGCTCCTGAGCCCGATCGTGGAAGTTCTCGGCGGCGCCCTGACGGCTGCGTTCGCGGCCATCGCCCCGCTGCTCTCGACGATCGTCGCTGCGCTGGGGCCGATGGTCCAGATGTTCGCTGAGGCCCTGGCCCCGATCCTGCCCGTCCTCGCCGAGGTTCTGGGTCAGGTCGGCGCTGCGCTCCAGCCGCTCATCGAGAAGGCGCTCCAGATCGTCACGGCAGTACTGGAGCCCCTGCTCCCGATGCTGTCCGAGGTGATCTCGTCCGTCCTGCCTCCGCTGGGCGAGGCGATCTCGGCCGTGGCCGAAGCGCTTCAGCCGTTCCTCGACGCGCTGCTCTCGGTCGTCGAGTTCATCATGCCGATCCTGGTTCCGATCATTCAGTTCCTGATCGAGATCCTGGCCGGCGCGCTGGTCGCCGCGATCGAGGGTGTGGCCCAAGTCCTCGAAGGACTGAAGACGTTCTTCGTCGGAGTCTGGGACTACATCGTCGGCTACTTCACGATGATCTGGGGCATCTTCGAGGGTCTGTTCACCGGCAACTGGGACACCTTCGAGAAGGGATTCTCCCAGCTCTGGGAGGGCGTCAAGGGCATCTTCACTGGCGCGTGGGACATCATCGTCGGCGCGCTGAAGGTCTTCCTGAACGTCGGCATCCTCGGTGCTGCGGGCAAGGCGTTCACCGCCATCAAGGGCCTCTTCACGGCGGCCTGGACCGCGATCAAGGGCATCTTCACTGGAGCCTTCGCGGCCATCCGCGGCTACGTCAGCCTGTTCTTCACCGGAGCCAAGGGCCTGGTGACGAGCGGCCTGTCCTCGATCAAGTCCTTCTTCTCCTCGGCCTGGTCGTCGATCAAGACGACCGCGACGACCGCCTTCTCGAAGCTCGTCTCCACCGTGGGCGAGTGGATCGGCAAGGCCGTCACCAAGGTGAAGGAGCTGCCGGGCAAGGCGAAGTCCGCTCTGGGCTCGCTCGGTTCGACCCTGCTCACGGCCGGTAAGGAGCTCATCAAGGGCTTCATCTCCGGCATCACGAGCATGTTCGGAGCGGTCAAGGACAAGCTCGGAAGCCTGACCGACAAGCTGACCGACTGGAAGGGACCTCTCCCCAAGGACAAGGTCCTTCTCTACAACGCCGGTCAGGTCATCATCAAGGGTCTGATCAAGGGCCTTGAGTCCCAGTACGGCAACGTCAAGAAGTCGCTCGAAGGGCTCACCGCCCAGATCGGCAAGGCCAAGCTGAGCAAGTCGGTGACGGCCAAGCTGAAGTCGGACCAGGCGCAACTCAACAAGCTGCTCAAGTCGTACGACGGAATCCAGAAGAAGATCGACGCGGCCAAGAAGTCGCTCGCCGACCTCAAGGAAGCCAAGGCCGACTACGCGGCCCGCATCGCCCAGCGCATCGTTGACGCCGCCAACGTCACCGACATGGAGGGCGGCTTCAAGGGGATCATCGAGCAGCTTCAGCAGTCCGTTGCTCAGGCCCGCCACTTCGCGGACGTCCTCGCCAACCTGAAGAAGCTGGGGCTCAACAGCACCACCTTCGACCAGCTCGCGCAGGCCGGACCCGAGGCCGGCATGGCTGCGGCCGAAGCGATCCTCGCGGCCGGCCAGTCCGGAGTGAATCAGGTCAACGAGCTGGAGAAGCAGCTCCAGGATGCCGCGGACAAGGTCGGCAAGACCGCGTCCCAGGTCATGTACGACAACGGCATCCACATGGCTGAGGGTCTGGTCAAGGGTCTGGAGTCGCAGGCAGACAAGATCGAGAAGCAGATGCTGAAGATCGCCGACTCGATGGTGAAGGCCATCAAGAAGGCGCTCGGCATCAAGTCCCCCTCCAGGGTGCTGAAGCAGATCGGCGCCTACGTCGGCCAGGGCTTCCAGCTCGGCCTCCTCGGCGAGAAGTCCGGCATCGCGAAGGCAGTCGAGGACTCGTTGCTCATCGGCTCCACCTCGAACGCAACCGCGCGCAACGTCGCCTCGGCGGTCGGAAGCGCACTGGGTTCGAGCTCGACCGGTACGAGCTCACAGAAGGTTCTCAACTACTACGCGGCCCCCGGCTCCTCGCTCGGCTCCGAAGAGGATCTGTTCGCCGCCGCCAATCGAGCCAGGTTTGGATGGTGATGTAAGTGCCGAAGCTCCTGCTCGTCAGCGGTGCGGACACGATCGACCTCAACGAGATCGACGAGTACGGGATCGGGTTCCAGGTCAAGTCCGGTGTGACCGGCCTGGGCCTGCCCCCGGTCTCGGTCCAGTGGCTGGAGGGCGCCGGAGACGGCGCCACCTACCGCAGGACCCGAGTCCAGACCAGGGACATCGACCTCCCCATCGAGATCCTGGCGCTCGACCGTACGGATCTCCAGGCGAAGCTCTCCCGGCTGGCCCTCGTGCTGGCCGGGGGGTGCACCCTGGTGCTCCAGAACGGCGACGGCGTCCAGTGGCACACGGACGTGTGGCGCGTCGGGGGTGGCGAGTACACCTACGGCGAGGACTCGGTCGGCGACCGCGAGTTCCAGACGGTTCTCACGCTGAGGGCCGGCGACCCGTACTTCACCAGCTCCGTGCAGCAGGTGCGTACGATCTCCGGCGCTGCCGCGGCGCCCTCGTTCCTCTCCAGCCTGGCGGCCATGCCGGTTGCCCCCTCGCAGGCGATCGGCTCCATCAACCTCTACAACTCCGGTGACGCTGTGGCGTATCCGGTGTGGGAGGTGCGCGGTCCGGGTGACACCTTCATCGCTACATCCCCCAGGGGCGAGGTGCTGAGGTGGGACGGCGCGCTCGCGTCAGGCGAGAAGCTGATCATCGACACGAAGAAGGGCACGGTGCAAGACGGGACCGGCGCCAACCGGTACGACCTGTTGGACACCGCGCCCCGCTTCTGGACCGTCGAGCCCGGCGAGTCAACCGCTGGCGCCTCCCTGTTGAACACCACCAGCGCATCGCAGATCACCTGCTCCTGGTACCCCCGGAAGTGGATGGTGATCTGAGTGCGCCTGGAGGACATCACCGTTGAAGTGCGTGACAAGACGCTGACGCGTCGGGGCATCATCCGTCCCGAAGAGCTCCAGCTCGAACTCACCGACAACTTCAACAACGTGGGCTCCTGGTCGCTGATGCTGGCGTCGGAGCATCCGCTGTGTGACACGCTGCGGACGCCCGGCGCCGGCATCATCGTGACCGGCCCTGACGACGTGCTCCTGTCCGGGCCGATGGTGAAGTCGGAGTTCGCTTCGACCCCCACCGACCCAGACGGCACGGTCGCCTTCGAGGGCGTGTCTGACACGGTCTGTCTTGCGGATGCGCTTGCCTTCCCGCAGCCGTCCAACCCGAATGGCGCCAGTCAGACACAGTCGCATGACGTCCGCTCCGGCCGAGTCGAGACCGTCATGCACGCCTACGTCAACGCGAACATCGGGCCGGCCGCTCCGGCAGCTCGACGCAAGACGGGGCTCATCCTCGGCGCGGACGGAGCACGCGGACCGATCATCAACCAGTCCGCCCGCTTCCCCGTGCTCGGCAACCTCCTGTCCGAGATCGCCCTGCTGGGCAAGCTCGGCTTCCGCATCGTGCAGCGCGGGGCGAACCTGGTCTTCGAGACCTACGCCATCACCGACCGCACGGCGTTCGTCCGACTCGACGTCCGCAACGGAACGCTGTCCGGACAGAAGGTCGCCATCTCCCCGCCCGGCGTCACGCGCGCCATCGTCGCGGGCCAAGGCGAGCTCACCGAGCGCCAGTTCATCCAGGTCGACACCGAGGAGTCCATCGCCGCGGAAGCGGACTGGGGCCGGCGCATCGAACAGTTCATCGACCAGCGCAACACCGACGACTGGGCCGAACTCCAGCAGGCCGGCGACGAAGCGATGGAAGAGGGCGGCTTCACCGCCATCAACGTCCAGGTCGTGCCCATGGAGGACAGTCAGGCCCGCTTCGGCAAGGAGTGGGGACTGGGCGATGACCTCGTCGTCATCGTGGACGACCAGGAGCTGAAGTCCACCGTCACCGGCTACATCATCAAGGCCGACTCCTCCGGCTTCCGCCTCGGCGCTCTGCTCGGTGACGCCACCGGCTTCGACGCCGACGCCGCGCTCAACAAGCGCGTGACCAACACCGAGACCCGCCTGTCCAACCTGGAGCGCAACTCCTCCGGGGGCGGGGTCAGCTCAGACGATCAGATCATGCGAATCATGGGGGTGTGGTAAGTGGCCAACGCGCCCAAGCGGTTCTCTCGCGGGTCGACTTCGACGACGCGGACCAACGTCTACACGGTGCCAGCGAGCACCACGGCGATCGTCACGAACATCGTCGTGACCAACTCCAGCACCAGCACGGCGACCGTGCTCATCGAGCTCAACGGGCTGGCGATCATCCCCAACACCTCGATCCCCGGTAACGGCATCTTCACCCTCGACATCACTCAGGTGATGGACGCGGGCAACACGATCCACGTCACCGGCTCCTCGACGACGTGCTCGTACTTCATCAGCGGAGTGGAGGTGACGGCCTGATGGGCTTCTCCGTAATCCCGGAGCCCGCCATCTCCGGCTTCACGGGCCCGCAGGGTCCGGCTGGCACGATCCCGTCCGACCCCGTCTTCAACGGATCGGCGGGCATCAACGACACCACGGGCGACCCGAACCTCGACATCAAGAAGAACGGGTCGCTGCGCTGGAAGGTGCGCTCGGCCGGTACCGAGTCCGGCTCCAACAACGGCTCGGACCTGTGGGTCGAAGCCTTCGCCGACGACGGCACCACCAAGCTGAGCACCCCGATCTGGATCTCCCGCACGATCGGCCAGGTAGTCATCGGTGCGCCGGACTCCTCGCAGAGCGGAGTGAAGCTGAGCGTCGCCGACGGCATCGGCGTCCGCAGCCAGAGCGGCGACCCCGCGACCTCGACCGTCGGCGCCCAGCTCTACGCCAAGTCCGGCAAGCTGTGGGTGCAAACCGCGTCCGGCGCCGAGAAGTTCCAGGTCGTCGAGTCCCTGCCCAAGAACGGCAACGCCCAACTCAACGGCCAGTACCTGTGGTTGGACACGGCGGCCGGCACCTACCGCGCCTTCGGCTACAAGACCGCAGGCGTCGACCGCTGGCTCATGCAGGTCGACGACCTCGCCGAGTCTGGCTCCAACGCAGGCTCGAACTTCCGCCTGTCCGCCCGCAACGACGACGGCTCGTTCAACAGGACCGTGGTCTACGCCCGGCGCGACAGCGGGCAGATCTCCCTCGGCACCACGGTGCTGCACGGCGAGGCCCAGGTTACGTCTGCCGGTGCGATCGGCCTGCGCGACCTGGGCGCCGACCCGGCGACCGCCACGGGCGGCGTCTACCTCTACTCGAAGGGCGGCCTGCCCTACATCAAGCAGGCGGACGGCACGGTCTTCCAGGTCGGCACTGGCGGTGGCGCTGGCGCCGTCACCTCGGTCAACGGCCAGACCGGCGCGGTCACCCTGGCGGCGGCCGACGTGAGCGCCGTACCGACATCCGAGAAGGGTGCCGCTTCCGGCGTCGCCACCTTGGACTCGAACGGCAAGCTGCCCGCCTCGCAGATCACGACCCAGCCGACGTTCACCGACTTCATGATCATCAATGCGTCCACGGATACGAGCTACGGCATCGTCGCCCTGCGCAAGCAGCTCAAGAAGCGCTGGTCGTTCATGGTGTCCGGCGCCTCGGAGACAGGCTCGGACGCCGGCTCGAACTTCCTGCTCCAGTCCTACACGGACGCGGAGGCGGACAAGACGGCGCACCTGTACGCCGACCGGGCCTCCGGCTCGACGACGATCGGCTCGACCCAGGTCATGAACGGCGCCCGCCTGGCCGTGCAGGGCGGAGCCTTCGGCATCGTCGACCAGGCGGCCGACCCGACGTCCTCCTCGCTTGGCGCGCACTTCTACTCCAAGGGCGGCAAGCCGTACATGAAGCGCAGCTCGGCTGCGACGGGCGGCTCGGCCTCCTCGGTGTTCGAGGTGCAGCCGCGCCCCTCGGAGTTCCTGCCGGAGGATCTGGGCCTGGTGGCCTGGACGTCGGACCCGATGGACTGTCTGTCGACCGGCGCCTTCACGGGCGTGACGAACGCCCGCGTCGCCGCGGTCTACCTGCGCGAGCCGAAGACCGTCTCGAAGATCGTGTGGCACTTCACCGGCTACGCGGGCGGCCTGCTCTCCGGCTCCTGGGCCGCGGTCTACAACTCCTCCGGCACGCGCGTCGGGTTCAACGACTCGATCCACACCGGAACGAACGAGCCCGCGGAGCAGCACGGCCTCGGAGGCGGCGCCTCGTCGGTGCCGATCACCAGCACCACGCTGGCGGCCGGCCTGTACTACATCGTCTGGCGCTTCAACTACACGACCTCGCCTGCCGACGGCCCGATGTGCCTTCAGTACGAGAACTCGGCGGGTGGCCCGCCCGATGTCTTCGGCCTCAACAACGTCGTCCGCTTCGGCGTGCTCGACGCCACGAGCCAGGCCACCTCGTACACGTCCCTGACCGTCGCCAACATCCAGCGCGGAGGCAACCGCTTCTGGGCTGCTCTCGCGTAGGAGGTGTGCAAGTGTCAGCATCGCTCTACCCGCCCCCGAAGGCGACCCCCACGGTGACGACGACCGGCCTCACCGCGGCGACCGACTTCACCGTGGTCAGCTTCTACGGAAGCAAGATCAACGGAGTGTGCATGGTGCACTGCTACGTCACCTACACCCCGAGCCCATCAACGGACACGCTGCCTCCGACCGCGAACAACGCCAACATCGCCGACACCCTGATGTGCACGCTCCCCGAGGACTACTGGCCCCCCAACGTCGTGAACTTCACCTGGGGTGACGGCACCGTCGATGGCGAGGGCTACATCAACACCACGGGTGGGGTCCGGCTTCGCACGATCAGCACTGACCAGGTCATGCCGACCGGTCGGAACATCCGCGTCACCTCGACCTTCATCCAGTAACCCCCAAGGAGGACTCCCCTCGTGGCGATCACGTCCTACCCCTTCGACGCTCAGTCGATCACCGAGACCGACTACTCCCGGCTCTTCCGGGAGTTCAAGGAGACCGGCGTGGCTGACGGCGTCGGCGGCACCGCCTTCTACACCTACGGCGACGGCTCCGGCATGAACGTCAAGGTCAGCTCCGGCTTCGCGATCGTGCGCGGCCACGCCGTCTACTCGACAGCGACGGAGACGCTGACCATCGCGGCGTCCAACACCTCGTCCCGCGTGGACCGCGTGGTCCTGCGCCTGGACCCGGCCGCCAACTCCATCACCCTCGCGGTCAAGACCGGCACGGCCGGCTCGTCGACTCCGCCCGCCCTGACTCAGACGGACACCGGCACGTACGAGCTCGGCCTGGCCACGGTCACGGTCGGCGCGAACGTCACCTCGATCTCCGCGGCGTCGGTGCAGGGCGAGCGCCAGTTCCTCGGCAACTCGGTCGGCGGCTGGACCACCAGCACTCGCCCCTCTTCCCCCCGCGTCGGTCGCCTCGGCTTCAACCAGTCGACCAACACCTGGGAGTTCTGGAACGGCACGGCGTGGGCCAACCTGACGCAGGCGGTCGACTGGTCGACGCTGACCAACAAGCCGAGCAGCTTCACCCCGAGCTCGCACACGCACCTGTGGGCCGACATCGCCGACAAGCCGACGACGTTCGCCCCGAGCTCGCACTCCCACTCCTGGGACTCCATCACCTCGAAGCCGAGCACCTTCGCGCCGTCGTCCCACTCGCACTCCTGGTCCTCGATCACCTCGAAGCCGTCCACGTTCACGCCGAGCTCGCACTCGCACTCCAGCTACCTGGAGTCGGGCGACACGATCTCCTGGGCGAACGGCACGAAGCGCGTCCACAACGACTCCGTGTCCGGCTCGGGCACTTACTACGCGGTGTGGGTGCAGGGGGACGGGACCTTCGCCCGGAACACCTCCTCGATCAAGTTCAAGGAGAACATCCGCGACTTCGAGATCAACCCCGACGCCTTCGCCAAGCTGCGCCCGGTCATCTACGACCGCAAGCCGATCGAGGGTAAGGGCGAGCCCCGCAAGGACGAGGTCGGCCTGATCGCGGAAGAGGTGGAGGAGCAGTTCCCCTGGCTGATCAACTACCTCGACGGCGAAGTGGACGGCCTGCGGTACGACCTCCTGGGCATCGCCCTGGTCCCCGTCGTTCAGCGCCAGGCCAAGCAGATCGAGGATCTGGAAGCGCGCCTGGCCCGCCTGGAGGCCAAGCTGTCGTGACCTCCATGGCCTTGGAACCGAGTGTGCAAGTGGCACTTGTGACGGCGGGCGGCACCGTGTGTGTCGCCCTCGTCGGCGTCATGGTCGAGCTCCTGCGCCGCCAGGCGGGCGCCATCAACGAGGTGCGCGAGCACGCGCAGGAAGCCCGTGACCAGGTCGCCAACACGCACACGACCAACCTGCGCGACGACATCGACTCCCTGATGCACCGGCTCGACCGCGTCATCGACGCCCAGGAGACGCACGGCCGCGAGCTGTCTGCGCTCCGAGAGGACATCGCCCACGAACGCCGCGAGCGCCTTGCCGTGGCGGAACGACTCGACGACCACATGGCCGCGAACGCGGCCTGAGAGAAGGAGGCAAGACTTCATGGCTACCCCCATGACCGCTCAGCAGTTCGTTGACGCCCTCAAGAAGGAGGGCCTGACCGTCTCGGAGACGTTCTCCGGCTGGCGCACCCATGAGCGCGACGACGAGACCGGCCGCATCTTCGGCCCCGTCAACGGCGTCGTGATCCACCACACCGCGGGCCGCGACTCGCTGAGCCTCTGCTACAACGGCACCTCCGCACTGCCGGGTCCGCTGTGCCACACGCATCTGAGCAAGACCGGCGTCGCGACGATGATCTCGGCCGGTCGCGCCAACCACGCGGGCGGCTTCACGCAGAACGCCCACGATGCCGTGGTCAACGAGTCGACCAGCCACCCCCGCCCCTCGGGCGCTGAGGTCGTGGACGGCAACGATCACTACTACGGCATCGAGATCGAGAACCTGGGCGACGGGAAGGACTTCTACCCGCAGGCCCAGTACGACGCCGCGGTGAAGTGGGCTGCCGCGATCTGCCGCTTCCACGGCTGGACCGCGCAGTCGGTCATCGGCCACAAGGAGGGGACGACCCGCAAGATCGACCCGAAGGGTCCGGTCGGCAAGGCGGGCGGCCCGATGTGGGACATGGACCAGTTCCGCAAGGACGTCCAGGCCCGCCTGAACAAGACCGCGAGCAAGCCGGCCCCGGCGCCGGCCCCCGCCAAGCCTGCGCCCAAGCCAGCCCCGAAGCCGGTGAGCAAGATCGTGGCCCTGAAGGACGGCGTCAAGCCGGGCGCTACGCACTCCCAGGTCAGCGACCTTCAGCGGTTCCTGATCAAGGCGGGCTACGGCCCGATCAAGGGTGCGTACACCGACTACTACGGGCCGGAGACCCAGAAGGCGGTCGCCCGGTTCCACAACAAGAACCCCCACCTGCGCACGGCAGGGAAGTCGTACGACCCGGCGATCGGGAAGTCCGGCTTCAAGGAGCTCCAGAAGGAGGCAGGCATCAAGTGAGCAAGCACGCCAAGGTGAGCCGGAAGGGTCTCGCGCGTATCGCCGGGGCGCTGCCCACCAAGTACAAGACGAAGGCCGGGCTCGTCGCATCCGCGGCGGGTGTGATACTGTCCCTGGCTGTCTACTTCCAGGGTGACTACCCGCAGGTCGCCCTCGCGATCCAGGCGCTCACTGCCCTGGGCTTCGTCGAGCAGACCGACTCCGAGTAAGAGAGAGCCCCCGCTGGCCCTGTGGCTGGCGGGGGCTCTTCAGTCGTCTCAGCCGCCCTGCTTCATCTGCTCGATCTCGTCGAGCGTCACGATCTTCGGCCGACGCCGGGCCGGCACCTTCGGCGTCGCCTTTTTTGCTGTCGCCTTCTTTGCCGTGGCCTTCTTCGCGGGCGCCTTCCTCGACGGTGCGGACTGGGGCTCCGGCTCCTGCTCGGCCTCCTCCTCGCCGAGCTCAGCCTCCTCCAGCCATTCCTCGAACGGCTCGCCGTGCTCCTCGCACAGATCCTTCGAGATGCTGCGGCCGTCGCTGGCCGAAATGGTGTAGGTCTTGGCCGGCCACTGCTTGCAGATGTCGCAAGCGGTGACGTCGGTCGTGACCTGGAGCTTCATGTAACTGTCCCTCCGTCGATGTGTGTGATGTCCACGATACCTGTGCAAGCTTGACCATGCCGCGCTACTGTGGAAGTGTTACACGCCGTCAAGATCACCGGAGAAAAGAGGCTCATGGGCGCACGCAAGATCCAGGACGAGCAGGAGGTGATCCGCTGGTTCCGGGAGGGGCGCACGTACCAGTGGATGATCGACAAGTACAAAGAGAAGTACGGCATCGAGACCGTCCCCTCGATGTGGGGGAACTTCCGGCGACGGAAGGGTCTCGATCGGCGGATCGTGCGGAATGACGATCTCATTCCCTGGTTCGTGAAGGACGAGCATCGCTGGGCTTACCCGCTCCGGATGCTCCGCACGGCGGCTCGGGCCAAGGAGGGCAAGAAGCCTCTGACCGAGGAAGATCAGGGCCGGCTCGCCAGTTGGCTGGAAATGCTCAAGACGGAGAAGGTGGTCGTGCACTACGACCCCGACACCGAGGACGGGTTCTTCTACGTCCCCCGCGAGGAGGGTGCCGGTGACGATGTGCTCATCCACCAGCCGAAAGAGAAAACGACACCACGCCCCAACGCAGACAAGTAGCTCTACCTCACCAGGGCCCCCCGCAATGCAAGTGCGGGGGGCTCCGGCATGTTCAAGGGTAAGCAAAGTATGTGAACGGTCAAATTTTGTGTTCTTTACGTACAACCATCTCCACGCCTACGGAGTCGTAGCTTCCGGATCGTGGAGATCTCGTGAAGTGCGGGGTTGACGGGTGACCACAGATCATGCAAGATGATCTGCGTCAGGGACACTTACACACCTGCTGACGAAGGAGGCGGTAGATGGCTCACCGACTGGGGGATGGCCCTTCGCAGGCTGCTGGCGGATGGGTCGGGGAGTACACCTCCCCGGACGGGCTGATCAAGCTCGTCGTGAACGAGGAGGAGTACGACTTCCACATCGACGCCAAGGAGGGCCACAAGCCCAGCCTCATGAGGTCGGTCCTCCTGATGGCCAGGCAGCAGGGCCTTGAACTGCTGGACGAAGAGGAGGGGGAAGCAGAGATCATCGACGAAGACACGCTGCGCATCTACCTGTGCCCGAGGCCGGCGAGCACGCCGGAGCTGCGGGTGGTCGCGTGACGCTGAACCTGATGGAGATCCCGCAGCAGGCCAAGCCGCTGCACCCGAACCTGTCGGTACCGCGCGACGGCTGGGGCCGGCCTCTCGTTGTCCCCCGCGGCGGCGGCAAGCCGAAGGGCCACACCCGCACGACGACGTTCATCGACTGCATCGAAGACAAGTCGAACCTCATCGACTGGCAGTGCCGCAACGTCCTGATCGGCGCCTCGAAGCGGTCCGACCTGCTGGACAAGACGCGGGAGCTGGACCCCGAGGTCGACAAGAAGAAGCTGAACGAGCTGGCCGAGCAGGCGAAGGACGCAGCCGGCGCGAACGAGAAGTCGCGCAAGGGCACCTACCTGCACGACCTCTCGGAGTACGTCGACCGTGGTCAGCCCCTGCCCAAGACGATCTCGGGCCAGGATCTCGACGACATGGCCGCGTACATGATGGCGACCGCGGCGCTGAAGGTGATCGCCGTCGAGCAGTTCGTCATCGTGCCCGAGCTGTCCGTGGGCGGCACGTTCGACCGGCTCTCCTACTACGAGGGGCCCGGCCCGGACGGCAAGCCGATCTCGGGCAACTTCATCACGGACACCAAGACCGGCTCGATCGAGTACGGCAAGCTGAAGATGGCATCGCAGCTCGCGGTGTACTCGCGCGGCGTGCTGTACGACCACACGAAGTTCCCCGTGAACGCGGACGACAAGGCCGCGATCAAGGAGTGGAAGAAGCAGGAGTTCACCGCCGAGCAGGCCGAGCAGGCTTACTCGCCGCTGCCTCCCGTGAACCAGGACTGGGGCATCATCGTCCACCTGCCGCAGGGCGAGGGGGAATGCAAGCTGTACTGGGCTGACCTGAACATCGGGTGGGCGCTCGCGCAGCTCGCACTCACCATCCGCGGAGCACGCTCGACGAAGGGCGCGCTGAAGCCCTTCGTGACTCAGATCACTTCGACCGGGGTTGATTCTTCGGCCCAAGTGTGAAAGTGTACCAATGTCACCGCGAGAGAGGAGCAAGTAACACAGTGAGCGAGACTACGGTCACGATCAAGTACGGCAAGGGCTACGACGACACCTGGGCGGTCTTCAAGGGGACGGCCTCGGAGATCAGGGCCAACATCCTGGACTTCTTCGGGATGGACCCCGAGACGCAGGTCGGCCTCAGCCTGAGCAGCGTCGTTGTCAACGCGACGAACATCGCGCACAGCAAGGGCCTGATCGCCACGGCGCTCGGCGCGACGGTCGTCGAGGAGAAGACGAACGAGCCGGCGAAGCCCACCGAAGACCCGTGGGCGGCGGCTTCGGCTGCCCAGTCTTCTGGACCTTGGCCCGAGAGTGCAAGTGTTCCTGAGAAGAAGGAAGACCCGAACGCCTACATCCTCGGGGAGATCGAGAAGCAGACCACCCGCGAGGGTCTGAAGAAACTGTGGGCTGCGAACCAGTCCTTCTTCGCCGACTCCGCGGTCATGGACGCGTGGAAGGCCAAGGGCAAGTCCCTCCCCGCGTAGCGGAACCGCACCACCTCAACCGAATCACACCGTAACTGCCGAACAGGCAACGAACGAAGGAGATCAGACACAGTGGCAGCTCTCAACCTCATCGACATCCCGGTCCAGGGCGGCGGCTGGTTCAAGCCGAAGGACAACATCAACGCAGTGGCCATCCTCCTGGAGGTCCACCAGTTCGAGCGCCAGCGCCCTACCCCGAACGGCCCGAAGGACTCCGTCCTCGCGGACGTCACCATCTTCCAGGACGCCGGCTCCCTCCAGGCCGGCACCCCGCAGGTGACCAAGGGCCAGAGGATCGAGCAGACCATCCTCGCCCGCGACCTGGAGACCATCGTCGGCGGCGCCACGATCGTGAAGCTGGAGCAGGTTCCCCCGAAGAAGCCCGGCGCGCACCCGGCCTGGGTCTGGCGCCCGATCACCGACACCGCCGTCCGCAACGCGGTGATCGCGTACGCCGAGAAGCGCGAGAAGGCTGCGGAGGCGGCCGTGGCCGACGCTCCGGACTTCGACTGATCTGACTGTGCAAGTGTCCCTGTGATTGGAAGGAGGTCGATGAGCCCGCACCCGCGGGCGGAAGGGAGGGACGGTGTTCGTACGACCGTCCCGCGACGAGTGGGGTCTCGGCATCGCTGAGGCCGTAGCCACCATCGCGGACTGTACTCGCGCCCAGGTGGGCGCCATCATCGTGGCCAAGCAAGGCCACTCGGTTCTGGGGCTGGGCTACAACGGCCTGCCCCGCGGGGTCCCCGGCTGCGGGACTGCGGGCAACTGCCCGCGAGGGCAGCTCTCCACCGAGGAGTGCGCCCGAGACAGCGACTACTCCAACTGCGCCGCTGATCATGCGGAGCGCAACGCGATTCGAGACGCGCTCGAAGTCAAGGGCATCCACCCCGACGAGCTCATGGACTCGACGCTCTACGTCACGCGCAAGCCGTGTCCTGCTTGCACAACCCTGATCGCTTCAGTCGGTATCGGGCGCGTCGTCGTTCGAGGAGAGGAGGACAGTAAGTGCTCACCCCTGGAAGGTCCCTGGCGCTCCATGCTGCAAGCGGCCGTGAACTCCCGCGCGTAGAGGCGTTCGACGACCTGTATGCCATGGGCGTGAGGCCCCGGCACGGCGAGGTCATCATGGTCGCCGGCCGTTCTGGCACGCAGAAGTCGGGCTTCGCCCTGTTCTGGGTGGCCCAGATGAACCTGCCATCGCTGTACTTCTCCGCGGACATGAGCGCCTTCACGGCGAGCTCGCGCCTCGCCTCCATGGCCACGATGGATACGACCGAGATGGTCGAGGCCGGCATGGCGGAGGGCGGCAAGTACAGGCAGGCGTACATCGACGCACTGGCCAGCTCGAACATCACCTTCTCGTTCGGCTCCCCCATCACGTGGCGGGCAGTCGACGAGGAGCTGGAGGCGTACGTCGAGCTGTGGGACGCGTATCCGCAAATCCTGGTGTTCGACAACCTGATGGACTTCGAGGGCGCCGAGTCGGACTACACCGAGCAGATGGCCGTGATGCAGGGCTGCACCGAGCTGGCCCGCCACACGGGCGCGACGGTCATCATCCTGCACCACGCGAGCGACAAGAACTGGGAAGCCAAGACGAACCCCTGGGCTCCCCCGTCCCGCGACCAGGTCAAGGGCGGCCTGTCTGAGAAGCCCGAGCTCTCGCTCTCCGTGGCCCTGGACCCGACCTCGCTCGCCTACAACGTGGCCTGCATCAAGCAGCGCATGGGCCCGTGTGACCCGACGGCCGGCCGGTACGCCACGATGATCTGCCAGCCGGAGTACACCCGGTTCAAGAAGGCGGAGAAGCGCGAGATCGTCCAGGCGGCGAAGGCGCAGCCCGCAGAGGAGTGGTCCCCGGTGAAGGTCGCGTTGACCATGGGGTCGTAAGTGTGATACTGTCCCAGAACTTGCCGGGCTCGAAGCCCGGCTTTCAAATGAGGGAGGTGTGCAAGTTGTCCAACAGCGTGGCTGCACGGAACCGACGCAACAAGCGCAAGGGGTCGGAGTGGGAGTCGGACCTGCGCGACGGCCTGCGGACGGAGGGCTTCGACGTCGAGTCCCTGCGCCTGGCCGGCAAGGAGGACGAGGGCGACCTGGTCATCCGCGAAGGAGACGGCAAGTACCTGGTGATCGAGGCGAAGAACGCCAAGTTCGAGCCCGGCGTCTTCCTCGGCGAGGCGATCGTCGAGCGCGAGAACTTCGCCAAGCACCGCGGCCTGGACCTCGAAGACGTCGAGTCGATCGTCGTGGTCAAGAGGCGCGGGAAGAACTGGCGCAAGGCGTTCGTGCTCACCACGGTCGAGGACTACCTCGGGCTGGACCCGCAGTGAACAGGGTCGACGAGTGGCTGGCCTGGCTCGACTGGCTGGCCGATGACGAGTCGGACCCGGCTGTGATCGTGGTGGTCGAGGAGCAGTACGGAGTGAAGTGGTGAGGTTCCACCGCATCGACTCCGACCACTCGGGCAGCGAGACCAGCAAGCCCACGCTGGACGCGGTGATGCACCACTTCGACGTGGACTTCAACGACCAGCGCAACACCGGTATGGCGAAGTGTCCGCTTCATGAGGACAACACCCCCTCGATGTCCTACCGCCTGGACGAGGGCCTGTGGAACTGCCACTCCTGCGGCAAGGGCGGGGACAGTTTCACGATGATCCAGGAGTACCACGCCGAACAGCTCCGCAAGGAGCTCGGCTTCAAGGAGGCCAAGGCGTACGCCAAGGAGCACGGCCTCGAAGAGGGAGCGGTCGCCAAGAGCGACGGCTACACCAGCCGCTACGGAGGCGGCCACCGGGCGGCGAACAAGAAGCCCGGCAAGAAGCCAGGCAGCGGCTACGTGCCGGCCTGGAAGAGGAAGTAAGGAGGAGATCCAGCTTGGCCGAGCACGAACCGCTCACGCCGCTCTCGACGTCCCAGAAGGAGATGCTGGAGGAGGCGGTCGCCACCTACCAGGCCCACCTCACGGCCGACACCGCGGCCTACCTGATGTCGCGAGGGATCGGGCGGGACGAGGCCCTGGCCTTCCGGCTCGGGATCGTCGCCGACCCGGCGCCGGGCCACGAGAAGTACCGCGGGATGCTCGCCATCCCCTACCTCGGGCGAGACGGGCAGCCGCTCACTGTGCGCTTCCGCTGCCTCGCCGAGCACAACCACCGCGACTACTTCCACGGCAAGTACAACACGATCAAGGACGACATTCCCCGCATGTTCAACGTCGGGGCCGTCCACCGAGCAGGCGAAGAGGTCCACGTCACCGAGGGCGAGCTCGACGCCATCATCCTGAACAAGATCGGACTGCCGGCTGTCGCCATCCCCGGCGCCAACATGTGGTTCGGCCGACACCGACGGATGCTCGCCGGCTTCAACCGCGTGTGGACCTGGGCTGATCCGGACGACGCGGGAGCCGAGCTCACCGGCAAGATCACCCGAGCCCTGCGCTCCGCGAAGGCGGTGCGACTGAAGGCCGACGTGACCGACACCTACATGGAACACGGGGCGGAGCACCTGCTCTCCCTGGTGCAGAAGAAGGAGGACTGACAGTGGCAGAGACCGAGACGGTCGCGACCGAACAGGCGCCGAAGAAGGGTGGCCGGAAGCCGGACCCGCTGACGCGAGCCATCGCCGACATGAAGGAGGCAGGCAAGCACCTCGGCGACTACCAGGTGAAGGACGTGCCCGAGGCGCGAGCCCTCCTGCACGACCAGCGCGCAGCCGCCTGGGGCCGGACCTACGCCGACCAGGGCGTGTTCGATGCCCTGCTCCTGTCGCTCGCCTTCGAGGCCCTGGCTGGCCTCAATCCGGCCGAGCAGCGGTACGCACTGCTCCAGCTCTCCGCCGTCGCCCTGGGCAGGGCCGCCGAGCTGGACGGCCGCGCATGAACGAGGACGACTTCGAGCTCCCCGAGGGCGTCGAGATCACGACCGAGCCACAGCTCGTCGACCACTTCTCCAACGTGAGCCGGGCCGCCTCCATCGTGGGCGACCTGCGGTCGTCCCTCCGCAAGGAGGGCTTCACCCGCGAGGAGACGTTCGAGCTGGTCCAGATGTACTGGGCCTCCGAGCTGGGAGCGTTCGACTGAGCGCCCTGCCCGGCAGGCCCGGCCCCACGCTGGAGGGCATCTACGAGGCGATGACCGAGGACGAGCGCGAGGCGTTCCGCCCGGTCCTCCTCGGGCCCAGCCCGGCCGACTGGCTGGCAGACCTGCTCCGCACCAACGGACACGACGTGTCCGCATCCACGATCCGCACGTACAGGCGCTCACTGCGCAGAGAGGGGGTGGCCAGTGTCTGAACTGACCGAGGCGCTGCTCGCCAAGCCGACTGCTCCAGCGGTCGCCGGCCGGAAGACCGACCCCGAGAAGGACTTCACCCGCCAGATCGAGATCAAGGGCGACGAGGCCGACGTCACCGTACGGGGCGAGACCTTCGAGGCCAACGAGGGCGCGGCGGCCGACGTGCTGCGCAGCCAGGGCCTCGACCCTGTCGAGTGGACGGTCACCGGCCTGCGCTCCTCGGAGTGGACGATGGCGAACGGAGACACGGGCGTGTCGACCCGCTTCACCTTCGCCCGCAAGTGTGCAACTGTCCCTGAAGCTGGGCGGCCTGCGATCGACGAGCTCCTGGCCGCGATCGACAGCACGCCGCCCGACCCGGTGACCATGTTCGTCCGGGACGGCGAGGAGTACACCTTCATCGTCGCCCTCGGGGACATGCAGTTCGGCAAGGTCGACGGCGACGGAGCGGCTGGCACGCTGGAGCGGACGATCGCCTGCCTCAACGCGGCGGCCGACCGGCTCGCCGAGTACCGGCTCCGCTTCAACATCCGCCACGTCCACATCGCCTGGCTCGGCGACCACGTCGAGGGCTTCGTCTCGCAGGGCGGAGCCAACACGTGGCGGACCCAGCTCACGCTGAACGAGCAGATCCGCCTCACTCGCCGAGTGATGCTCCACGCACTCCTCGTCTTCGCGCCGATGTGCAGTCGGCTCACGATGACGGCCGTACCGGGCAACCACGGCGAGGCGGTACGGATCAACGGCAAGGGCGTGACCCGGTACGACGACAGCCACGACACCGAGTCCCTGATCGCCGTCAAGGACGCAGCCGACCTGAACCCCGACCGGTTCGGCCATGTCGAATTCTACGTCCCGGACACGGACGAGCTGACGGTCGTCGTCGAGTGTTCGGGCACCGTCGTGGCCCACGCTCACGGCCACCAGTTCAGGCCCGGCAAGCACTTCGAGTGGTGGAAGGGCCAGGCGTTCGGTCGCAGCTCGGCCATGCACCAGGCGGACGTCCTGCTCGCCGGCCACCTGCACCACGAGTTCATCGAGGCGGACGGACCGCGGACCTTCGTCCAGGTCCCGTCCATGGAGAGCGAGTCGACGTGGTTCCGGCACAGCAAGGGCGCGGAGGGCGCCCCCGGACTGATCGTCGCCGTAACGAGAGAGGGCCGAGTGCCCGTGAAGGAGGTAGTGAACGCGTGACCATCGAGATCACCGACCTGGAGGTGGCCGAGTACGAGACGGCAGAGCAGGCGAGCGTCGACTGGTCCGTCCTGGACCTGCCCGGCGTGAAGGACGGGGCCCGCAGCGCGGCCTACGCCTTCGCCCGTGACTACGAGGGCGTGGTCGAGCGCGAGGACATGGAGCAGGAGCTCCTGATCGCCTTCGCCGAGCGGCCCCGCATGGTCCGCGAGATCCTGACGGAGGCCGACAACCCGGCAGGCGTCCTCAACTTCCGCGGCTACCGCATCCTGCGCGACAAGTTCAGGACGGGCGCCACCCACCAGAGGAAGCACACCTCGTTCGAGGAGACCGTCGAGGGTGGTGCTGCCTGATGGCGGTTGGCTACCAGCGCGCAGACGTCGAGCAGGTACTGCCCTACTTGCACGACGCGGAGGCCGCGTACGGCATCAAGTCCGAGATCTACGTCGAGGACGGGATGCCCAAGGGGTACAGCGACCCCTCCAAGGGCAACTCCGTGTTCGCTTCGCTCGCCGACGTGCGGCGGGCATGGGACCAGGGGCCGCTCTCCCTGGTCGAGAAGCAGGCCGTGTTCATGCGGTACGTCCTCGACGACGTCCTCGACGACATCGCCGCCCACCAGGGCGTGAGCGAGCGAGGAGCCCTGTACCGAGTGGAGCGGGGCGTCGGGAAGCTGACGGCCCACCTGAACGGCGACAAGTACATCGACGGCTACGACCAGTTGGAGGACGAGCAGTGAGCGAGGAAGCACCCGAGCAGCCGATCGAGTCGGAGCCCGAGCCGGTCATTGAGCCCGAGCCGGAGGCCCCGGTCGTCGAGCCGGCCCCCGTGCCGGACGAGCCCGTGCTCGTCGAGCCCGTCAACGACCCGATCCCACCCAACAAGGGCGAGTACTTCGACGAGGTCAACCTCCGGTACTACTGGCGCAACCCCGACGACGGACTCGCCTACTCCCGCCCCTACACCGAGGCGGAGTTGGCGGCCAGAGAGAAGCGCATCGCCCTCGACGGACTGCGCATTCAGGCGGAGGCAGCGATCCCCTACCTCGACGAGCGGATCGACGCGAGCCTGACCTACCTCGCCAACTCGGCGCCGACTGCTGAGCAGGCCGCGGCGCAGATCAAGGTGCTGTGCGACCTCGCCGCGTACAGCGCCGGCACCCTGAAGCGCATCATCGTGGTGCTCGGCGAGCTGACCGGCCGACCTGTGTAAGTGTCCCTGGCGGCAGTCCTACGGGGCTGCCGCCTTGAGGCAGTGAGAGAGACACCGACTTTGAGGAGGACCCACCCCGTGACTGACACCTTCGACGTTCCCTTCGGCCCGACCGGCGAGCTCGTCTACAACCGCACCTACTCCCGGACCCTGGCCGACGGCTCGAAGGAGCAGTGGCCCGACACTGTCCGCCGCGTCGCCCGCGGCAACCTCGCCCTCGTCCACGGCCCCGACATGGACGCCTGGTCCGACGACGTGAAGAAGGAGTACGACGAACTCGTCAAGTTCATGGACGTGTTCGCCATCATCCCGGCAGGCCGGCACCTCTGGGCGACCGGCGTCAAGGGCCGCCAGTACCTGTTCAACTGCCACGTCGCACCCTGGGGCGAAAAGCTGTCCCGCCACTTCGAGTTCACCTTCATGCGCCTGATGGAGGGCGGCGGGGTCGGCGGCAACTACAGCTCGAAGTACCTCCAGCCGTACGGCGCCCCGCGCCGCGAGCTCGAAGTCCACGTCGTGTGCGACCCGATGCACCAGGACTACGCCGAGATGCGCGAGGCCGGCCTCCTCTCCGCGGAGTACGACTCCGACTGGGCCGGCGCCTTCGAGGTCGAGGACTCCCGCGAGGGCTGGGCCGACGCCCTGGTGGACCTGATCGACACCTTCATGACCGACCACGAGGTCAAGCACAAGCAGCGCGTCTACGACGTATCTCGCGTGCGCTGCAAGGGCTCCCGGCTGAAGACGTTCGGCGGCACGGCGAGCGGCCCTGGCCCCTTCGCTCGGATGCTCCAGGAGGTCGCCGCTGTCCTGAATCGCGCGGTCGGTGAGCGGCACGTCGAGGTCGGCGACGGCTTCGGCTGGAGCTACGAGCACCTGACCCCCACCGAGGCGATGGAGATCGACCACGCCATCGCCGAGTGCGTGGTGTCGGGCGGCGTCCGCCGCTCTGCCCGCATGGCCATCTGTAAGTGGGACGACCCGTTCATCGACGCCTTCCTCGACTGCAAGAAGGACGGCTCGAAGCACTGGACCACGAACATCTCGGTCGAGATCGACAACGACTTCCTCGGCTACCTCTCGGGCGGCAAGGTCGACGACTTCGGACCGGGCGGCAACGAGATGGCGTGGGCGGTCCACCAGAAGGTCGTCGAGGGGATGCTCCGGAACGGTGAACCCGGCTACTGGAACAGCACGTACTCGAACGAGGACGAGGTCAACCCGGTCATCGCGACCAACCCCTGCGGCGAGATCGCGCTCCCCGAGACGGGCGCGTGCGTGCTCGGCCACGTCAACCTCGACTACTTCGCGCCGAAGAAGAAGGGCGGCCACAGCGACTTCGACGGCCTGCGCCGGGCGCACGAGCTGATGACCAGGTTCCTGATCCGGGCCACCTACGGCGACATGACGGACGACCAGCAGCGCGAGGTCATGCACAGCGAGCGCCGCATCGGCGTCGGCCATCTGGGAGTCCAGGGCTTCCTCGCCAAGCACGGCACCCGCTACTCGGACGCTCCGTATGACCCGCAGTTCCGCAACCTGCTGACGTTCTTGTACGACACGGTCCGCGACGAGGCCCGCGAGTACGCCTTCAAGCTCCGCGTCCCGGAGCCTGTGAAGGTCACCACCGTGGCGCCGACCGGCTCGATCGCGAAGCTCCCCGGAGTGAGCGAGGGCATCCACCCGATCTACGCCCGGTACTTCCTGCGTCGCGTCCGGTTCTCGATGACCGACCCGGCCCAGGCCAAGACCGTGCAGGACGCGGTGAACGCCGGCCACCTGGTGGAGAAGTGCATCTACGACCAGTCCGGCAACACCATGGTCGTGGCCTACCCCACCAAGGAGAAGCTGGTCGCCGAAGTCGAGGCGATGGGCTACGACCCGGCCATCGTGGAGTCTGCCGACGAGATCGACCTGAACGCGATGCTCGCCTTCCAGGCCATGTACCAGGCCGAGTACGCCGACAACGCGGTGTCGTTCACGGTGAACTTCCCGGAGGGCAAGTACACGGTCGAGAAGGCCGCCGACATCATCGAGTCCTGGCTCCCCGAGCTGAAGGGCACCACCCTGATGCCGGACGGGACGCGCGAGCAGGCCCCGTACGAGCGGCTGACTGCCGAGCAGTTCGCCGAGTACGAAGTGACGTCCGTGGAGGACTCCACCGACGAGGACTGCGCGAGCGGCGCCTGCCCCGTGCGGTGACAGCATGACGAAGACCCCCTGGCCTCACGGCTGGGGGGTCTTTCGTCGTTTGGAGACCCCGCCCAAGCGCCACGGGGGATGGACGCTCGGACGGGGCCGGCTCACCAGGACCAGGGCAGCAAGTTCCCACCTGCGCAGTCCGGACAGGGCACCTTGAGCTGATGGTGACAGGTCCAGCACCCGTCGAAGCCCCAGCAGATCGGACACCAGATCAGTCGGTGACCGTAGCAGGTACCGCACACGTCCGAGATGGCGTTCAGGTGCTCCAAGAAGGACGGCAGCCCTCCGTCGTACCCTCGCCGCCCGGCCCGAGGCTTCTCGGAGGGGGCAGTCACTCGCCGCCCTTCAGCCCCTTGTCGACCAGCTCCTCGATGTCCTCGTCCGGCGTGGGGTCGACGATTCCGAGGCGGATGCCGCGCGACTCGGCCACGCGCAGGGCGTCGGCCAGGCTCTCGGCCAGGCGGGAGGAGATGAACCTGAGTTCCTGGGCCCCGAGCTTGTCTGACTCCTCCATCAGGCCGCGAACCTGGGCCAGCACCTCGCGGCCGTCCCGCATCTGCTCTGCCTCCATGGCGTCGGCCATGGCGGAGAGCACGCCGCCCTCACTCGCGGGCGTCAGCCAACAGTCCTTGCCTTCGTGGGTCCAGGGGAGCAGTCTCGGCGTTCCCACGTTTCCGTTCGCGTCTTCGTGCACCGTTTCGTCTGCCATGCATCGAAGCTACGAACCGCAGTGACCTGCGTCGATGGCACTTTCGCCGGGCGCCAGACGGAAGTACCACGGAGTGTCACACGGGGACCTTCACCAGGTCGGCAAGCTCACGCATCTCGGGCGTAAGGGTCCGGCGCTTGCTTACGATCCGACCGAGGATGTCGCGGGCGTACCGCTGGTTCGGCAGCCACTGCGGGGAGCCGGCCCGGATCTTCTGGAAGGTGTCTACCGCCTCCGCGTACTGCCGGAGCTGAGTGTGGGCGCTCGCCACGTCGAGCAGGTGCCGGTTCCGGTTGTTCGAGGTCGGCTTCAGGGCGCCCTCGGGGATCTTCGCGGCCAAGTCGAGCACCTTGTCGGGTCGGCCGGACACCATGGCATTCTCCGTGCGCTTCAGGTGCACCGTGACAGGCCCAAAGGTGCGAAGGAAGTCGTCCTCGGGTGTGCATTCGCGCCCCAGGGCCACGGCGGCAGAGTTGGCCAGCCGCAGGGCATCCTCCGCCTCGCCCGGACGGTTGTCTCGGATCGCCGCAGCCGACAGGCGAAGCAGGAGCCAGCCCCAGGCACTCAGTTCGGCCGGCGTGGCTCGGGACATGCGCGGCTCGACCTCATCAGCCCACTCGGAGGCCAGCTCTCGGGCTTCTGCGAGCTTTCCGCGGCGCAGCAGGAGCCAGCATCGGACGCTGATGGTCGCAGCGCTCTGGACGCGGTCCGTCGCGTCGTCGAGGGCCCGCTCCAGGGCCATGTCGGCGGCGTCGAACTGCCGGGTCTGGGTCATCAGCCAGCCGGTGAGCTCCAGCAGGCGTGCTCGGAGGGGCCGGCCGCGTGGGTCCATCTCGGTGAGCACTTCAGTGTCGCGCAGGAGGGGCGGGAGGGCCGTACCGAGCTCGGCGAAGCGGTCTCCAGAGAAGAGGGGCACGGCCGCCTCAAGCGCCTCTCGGACCCCGTTGAAGGTGGGCGGGTCTCCCAGTCCATCGAGCTCCGGAGAGGCTGCGAGAGCGGCGTGCACGGGCGCCCAGCTCTCCATCGTGGCGTCGCTGGCCGCCTCTTCCCCGTGCTCGGCGAGCAGGTGAGTGGTGGGGACCTTCAACGTGTGGGCGAGGGCTCGCGCCGTCTCCAGCCGCGTGTCGCTCCTCTCCCCCTGCTCCAGTTTCCGGACGAGGGAGAGGGACACGCCTGACAGTTCGGCCAGTTGGCGCTGAGTCAGGCCCCGACGCTTGCGTACCTCGCGAATCCGCTCACCCAGGTCGACGCTCATGCGTCAAGAGTACGGCTGAGCCAGTTACGCCGGGGGCCAGTTGACCAGTCAGGACGCCTTGGTGCTGCCGATCTCGAACTCGAAACCTGAAGCGTTCCCGCGAATCCCCTTGGTGGAAGGAGTACGCCCACCCACTTCAGCTTTCACTGCGCTTTCCGAGGTCACCACAACATCCTCCGCCGAATCGTCGATCACACCGTAAATCTTCATGGGAGGCAGAGTGTAGCCATCGGGAGCGTCGACCCCCTCGTACGGGGTGAGTACTTCCAGGGCCTTGGCATACATCCCCTCCACGAACCAGCGGCGAGCGAGGCGGTAGAAGAAGCCCCAGCCCTTGCCGCCCATGCGCTCGTCGTGGTCGTAGTCGTGCCACCCCTTGATCTCCCGCAGCTTCTCCAGCAGCATCTCGAAGCACGGCCGGTCCTCCGGCTTGGGCTTGCGTCCTCCTGCCAGGATGCCCTCAACCTGCGCCCACTGCTCGTCGGAGATGCTGAGCGGGATCTTGATCTTCTTCTCGCGGTGCCACTCCAGCATCGGGTCCTTCGTCCCGCCCTTTTGGCCGGACACGCTCTCGCCGACGATCTGGACCCGCACCCGGAGGAGTTCCAGCAGGCGCTTCTTGTCGACCTGGCTGATGTTGTGGACGTTGGTGCCGATCCGGTCGATCAGTGTGCGCATGCTCTCGGCCCGCTCCTCCTTGTGCTCGGCCTCCTCCAGCCACTCGGCGATGCGCTCCTGCTCCTGGCGGAGATCCTTCTCCTTGGAGGCGATCTCCTCCTTCAGCTCGGCGATCAGCTTCTGGTCCTCCTCGTCGTCCTCGTCGAGGGAGGCGACCAGCATGGCGATCTTCTTGCGTCGGGTGTTGCGGAGCTTGTTCAGCTTGTCGTCGATCTCCTGCATCCGGGACCGGTAGGACTCCGCGCGCTCAGGGATGGTGCCCAGCCAGTCGTCGACCAACCCCTTGATCGACTCGGGGTCGGCCAGCTTCTTGGCGACCTCGTCCCAGACCACCTTCTCGGTCTCCTCGCCGGGGATCTGCTTGCAGGTGTGCCCCTCGGCGATCGTGGCCTGGTTCTTGCATCGGTAGACCACGTCGTCATACTCGCGGCGGGCCGCGCCGTAGCGGGGGTGGCCGCACTGGCTGACCAGATGGCCGGTAAGCATGTGCTCGCCGTAGGAGACGCGCGCCTCGCCCTTCATGTCCTCCAGGAGGACGGTTTCCAGGGCCTTGCGTCGACTCTCGTCCTCGAACAGCGGGGGCAGCTCCAGTCGGTAGGAGGTGGTGATCTCCTCCCCGTCCTCGTTCACGCCAGAGAAGGTGAAGTCCACGTATCCGCGAATGGCAAGGCGCATGCGGAGGATCAGGTTGTTGCCCTCCCAGAGCTTGCCGGTGCGCGTCCGGTACCCAGCCTCGTTCAGACCCTTTGCGGCCTCGCCTCGGGACGCGCCCTGGTCGACGGCCAGCTCGGCGAACTTCATGATCTGTTCGAGCTCGGCGGGGTTCACGACCGGCTCGCCGTCCTCGTCGAGCATGTAGCCGTAGGGTGGCGTACCGCTGGCCCAGCCTCCCCCGGAGATCTTCTTGACCCGGCCGCCCATTGTGCGCTCCAGGATCAGGGCGTGCTCGACCTCTGCCATGTACGCCAGGAGGGAAAGCTGGATGCCGAACATCTGGTCGTCGGAGTCGATGCGGCCGTCAGCGGTGGCGACGCGCACGCCGAAGTCGGTCACGTCGTAGACCCAGCGGTGGATGTTCTTCATCGTGCGGCCGATGCGGTCCAGCTTGGCGAAGACGACGACGTCAATCAGTCCTGCCTCGATGTCGGACGTCAGGCGGTCCAGGTCGTCTCGGTGTGCAAGTTTACCTGAGACGCCTCCGTCGCAGTAGACGTCCACGATGGCGTGCGGCGTCCCCTTGAGCTGGTAGTCGACCCATGCGCGGCATCGCTCGTCTTGGACGTCGAGACCCCAGCCGTCGAGCTGCTTGGATGTGGAAACGCGCAGGTAGATGGCGACGCGCAGCATCTTGCGCTTGCGCGGCAGGGTCGTGGTTCGCATGTGTCCCCCCTCGGACTCAGGTAGCAGGACGCACGAAGCCCCCCGACCGCATGGGTCGAGGGGCGTGCACGCCGTATGTAACTGTACCTGGGTCAGTCCTTCTTCGCTACCGGCCCGAGGAGGATGCGGGCCAGGCGCTCGCGCTGGGCCGGGGTCCACTTGGTTCTGCGCCACTCGACGCTGACGATGGGGCTCTGGCTCACTGGTGGTGACCTCCTTCCAGGCGTTCGATCTGGGTCAGGGCGTCCTCGTAGCCGCTGGCCTCCTGCATCAGGAGGAGGCGGAGGTCGGCGAGCTTGGCCTGCGCCCACTTCGGGAGCCGGGCTTCCCGCTCGGAGCTCATCAGCGTCGGGTATCGCTGGATCAGGTACTCGGGTCGCGTCATCACGGCGCCACCCGACCGTTCCGGTTGTACGCCTCGTGCGTGATGGGCATCAGCTCGGCGAGGTGGTCCTCCATCTTCTCGGCGACCATCTCGATCTCGCGCTGCGGGAAGCTGGGGAACTTGGCCCACTCGCTCTTCGTGCGCAGTCCGAGGAAGTGCATCAGGGAGCGGGCGTTGCAGGTGGCGTAGTACGAGGTGTAGATGCCCACCGGCAGGACCATGCGGGCCACCTCGCGGGCGATGCCGGCCTTCAGCATGTCCGCGTACGCCTCGTACGCTTCGCGGTAGGCGGTGATCATGTTCGAGGCCATGCGGGCGAAGTGTGCGTCGCTCCCGTGCTTGAACTCGTAGGCGCCGGGGCGTCCGACCTGGAGGATGGGGCGCTCGACGTTGGGCACGTAGAAGACAGGCTGGAGCTGCTTGTAGCGTCCGCTCTCCTCGTTGTACGACCAGCCGGCGCGGTGCCGGAAGTGCTCGCGGGCGACGAAGATCGGGGCCTCGACGTAGAACGTCAGGGAGGTGTGCTCGAAGGGGCTGCCGTGCCGGTCCCGCATCAGGTAGTTGATGAGGCCCTCGTCGCGCTCCAGGTCGACGACCCGTTCGTGGCTGCCTCCGATGGTGGAGACTCGGGCAGCGGTGGCGACGTCGGAGTCAGTGGCGCTGGCCTTGACGAGCTCGACGGTGACATCGTCACGGAACTGGACGTCGGTCACTGGGCGGATACCTCCTGGATCTGGGGCGCGGTGTCGGGGTGGGCGATGCCGCCCTCGTCGTACATGTAGAGCTCGTCTACGTGGTGGATCTTGGTGCCGTACTTCCACTCCAGTCGGCGGAGCTCCGCTCGGAGGCGGTCCGCCTCCCGACTCAGGCCGAGGCCGGTGTGGAACACGCGCTTCGGCTGCCGACCTCGCAGCTTGGCGAAGGCCATGACTCCGTGCAGGGTGTAGACGTTGTTGCGGTTGAACTCGGGGTAGATGCGGGCCTGATGGAATCCGTAGACGATCAGGATGTCGTCGTCGTTGACCGGTTCGAGCGGTCCGATGCCGAGGGACACTTACACAGCCTCCCCGAGGTGAGCCAGGGCCTCGTGCAGAGCCTTGACGGTGACGGTTTCCTTGTGGTCGCGGTCGGCCTGCTCCCGACGCAGCGACTTGTTCTCCTCGACCAGCTCGTTGACGGCACGGATCACGCGCGTCATGTTGGCCAGACTCCAGATGTTCCCGTCGACCGGGGGACTGAGGGGTAGGCCCACCAGGTTGGCGATCTGGCCGACGACGCCTCGCGCCTCTCCGCCGACCTCGTTCTCGTAGTACAGAGCCTCGCACCTTCGCGACAGGCAGTCGTAGTACCCGGCCGGGGGCTTGGGCTTGGCCGCGGTGCCGAAGTAGCTGAAGGGCTCGGGCTCGACCGGGCCCTCGTTGAGGGGGTCGACCTTCCGCTCGGCCGAGTGGTCGAAGACGATCGACGATGCCTTGATGCTCTCGATGTCCAGCTCGCCGGCCTGCCTCGCCTCTTCGGCGATGCGCTGGCCCTCCCGAATCCAGTCCCATCCGTTCGCCATTACCTCGACTCCTCTCGCTGTGTCTTGATCGGCTTCTGCTTGGGGCAGAAGGTGTATTCGCGGTGCCATCTGTCGGGGCAGGTCCCGATCGCCGTGCGGATCGAGTCGCCGCACTCGCAGGTCCCCCGCGGCTTGGTCCACTGGCCGTACCTGCTCACCAGGCGCCGACCCGGTTCTCGTAGGAGGCGCGGCTCTCGCTCGTCAGGTGGTAGCGGCCGTAGTCGCACTCGTAGTACCGGCTCTCCACCTTCAGGCCGCGCATGGTGCCTCGTGCTTGGCCCTGCCTGCTCCTCTTGGCCTGGGCCCGGCCGAGCGCCTTGTCCGCGTCGTGCTCGGAGAGGAACCCCCGCTTCACCCCGCAGGGGCAGCTCCTCCAGTCGCAGTTGCTCACAGTTCGTTGACTCCCTTCGCTGCGCTCGCCTTCTTGGCGGGCGTCCTCTTCTTGGCCTTCAGGTTCGGGTCGTCCTTGACGAACTTGGAACAGTTGCACACTGCGATGTGGCACTTGCCGCGGCTTGATCCGTCGATGGCGTGGTTGATCGGGCTGTGCCCGCACTCCGGGTCCCAGCAGTAGCCAGGCCAGGACTTCTTGCCGTCGTGGTTGGCGAGGATGATCCCGGACGATGTCAGCGGGATGACCTTGCCGGTGCCTCCGAAGCTCATCTTCTTGGCGAAGGCTTCCGCTTCGGCGGTCGAGCCGAAGGGCCCCATGTTCAGGCCCTTGTGCCCGCTCTCCCAGGTGTGGGTCAGGACGAAGAGGTCACGCATCTGAAGCATGTCCCCCACCTCCTTGATCACGGCCTTGGCCATCTGCTCAGGGCTCTCGAAGGTGGGGTCTTCGAGGATGTCGACCACCTTCTGTATCTCGTACGCCCTGGGGGTGATCCTCACTTGCCGGCCTGGACCTTCTCGAACTCGTGCGGCAGGAGAGGGAAGGGGATGCCGACCTCGGCGCCGGGAAACTGGACGTAGGCGAAGATGTCGCTGCGGTCCTCGCCGAACCGGACGATCTCTCCCTGGTCCCCCTTCGAGGCGACCGCGTCCTCCCACTCGTCAGTGGCCATGGCCACCGTCTCCCCCACTGCGTAGCCGATCTGCTCACCGAGCTCGGGGTTGGTCTGGTAGCTCACTGCTTGGCTCCTCTCGTCTGGCCTGCCTCGTCGGCGCGTGGGCTGCCATCCCACACGGACCCGACTGGTTGCCGGGTTTCGGCACACTTGCACACTCAGGGAAGCAGCTCTTCCAGCTTGGAGAGCAGGCCGTCGAGGGCGTAGCTGTCCTCCAGGGCCATGTCGAAGCGGCGCTCGTCGAGGTGGGCGTAGTTCCCGTCCAGCGGCTCACCATCCTCGTCTCGCAGCTCATCCAGCTCGGCCTCTCGTCCGTTCGAGTCGAGGCGGTACTCGGCGACGAGCTGGCGGATGACCAGTAGGGTGATGCGGTCCTCGCTGACCTGCTCGCGCCCCTCCTGGCTGACCTGCTGACGGATGGCGAGCTCGTAGTTCTTCAGCGCGTCGGTCGTGCTCACTGTTCGGTTCCCCTCTCGATGACCCGCGCTCCCCAGCGTCGGGTGTTGACGTACGTGAAGGTGTTCTGGGTGAGGATCTTGTCCCCGGCGTACCAGTGGCCGTCCTGCTTGAATCGGACGGTCCCTCGCTCGTCCAGGATCTCGATCACGGTGCCGTCCGGCAGCTCGTCGAGCTCCTTGATGGTGGTCAGCTTACACAGCATGGGACAGTTGCACAAGGTCGGCCACGCCGTACAGCTTCAGGTGCAGGTCCCGCACCGAGCCGTCGTTGTGGAGGACGTGATCGAAGGACCAGTCGTCGAGCGCGGTCTCGGACTCATGGACTCGGCCGAGCCTGTCCTTCGCCGGACCCGCGCCGGGCCTCTTGATCTGGATCATCACGCCGCCTCGGTCGGCGATTGCCTGCGCCTCGTTCGGGAACCGCACGTCGGTGACCACCAGGGCGGGGGCGTCGGCGTGCTCACGGAACAGGGCGTCCACCCACACATCAGCGCCGAGCACTCGCCGGCCAGCCTCGGTGCCGGCTCGCTGGAGCAGGGCGCGCACCTCGGGGTACGTCACCTTGGCGTAGTCCCAGCCGGTCGCGTCGATCAGCTTCCGCAGGCGCAGAGTTCCGGCGCCGTAGTGGCCGGGGATCAGGGGGTCGAGGGCGTACAGGAACTCTCGCAGCTTGTCGGCGAAGGCCGCCTGACTCCATCCGTACTGCACCAGGGCTTCGGCTGCCTCGTTCTTGCCGGACCTGGCGTAGCCAGCCAGACCGATGATCAGGTCACTCACTCGGAATCCTCCGGGTACTTGGGGAAGATCAACTTCGCTGCGTCGTAGGCGTTGACCACCCATGAGTTGTCGGGGTCGTCGCCGTTCATGGCGGCGGTGATGCGGTCAGCGCAGTCGCGCTGCGTCGCACGTACGAGGTCCATCAGGTGGCTGTGCCACCACTCGTACTCCTCGCCGTACTTGTCGTAGATCAGGGCGGAGATGGCGCCCTCGATCGTCGGTGCCCAGCGCGGACCGTTGCGGGTGTACTCCCACCCGTCTCGCTCGCGGGTCACCCGAAGTAGAAGGAGGAGTTGACGTCACTGGCCGAGACGAGCACGCCCTCCAGGCCCACGAACTCTCGGTCCTCGGTGACCGCGGTCCTCTGTACCCGTACGCGGCCTTCGATGAAGTTGATGCCCTGCGGGGTGATCGACCAGCGCTGCTCCTCCTCGCGCTGGGCCAGTCCGAACCAGGCCAGCTTCGCGAACACGCTGTACTCGGCGTTGCTCAGGCTGAGGTCGTCCCGCTTCAGGGCCTGGCCGCCCTTCTCGTACAGCTTGCCGAGACCGGAGACCTCGTTCTTGCCCAGGTGGCTGCGCTTCTTCACTGTCGTGCTCCTCTCGGATGGCAGGCTCATCAGCACCGGGATGCCAGCCCGGTGGACCGCGCCCCCGGAGGGGCGGGTTTCGCCATGGAACACTTGCACATCAGGACGTTTCGCGATGCCCGTCGAAGCAGTAGATGTACGAGGTGTCACCAACCTTCGCCCAGCACAGGCGGTGCCCCCACACCGTGCCCCAGTACTCGCGGCCGGCCTTCTCGTTCTTCTGCTTCCACGCCCGGCGCTTGGCCGGGTCGTTCAGCTTCGGGTCCAGGTACGTGACGTTGCCTGCACGGTCGACGTAGTACGAGTAGCCCTTGCCGTTGCCCCGCTTGGCCGCGTCCCAGTAGCAGTTCCGGTCGTCGCCGTCGTCAGCGCACGGCCGCGTCGGCAGATGGAACACGGGGACGTACTTCACTCTGGCCGGGAGCGTCGTCGTCTTGCTGTCGGAGGCCGAGGCCGGGGAGTTCCAGGTCAGGGACCCGAGCAGGGCGAGGGCGAGGAACGTCAGCACGTAGCGGGCGGTCGTCTTCATGGGTGGTCTCCTCTTCGTTCTTCCAGGGCGGGCCCTGGTGGTCGGGGTCGTACGGTGCGTAGATGTAGGACTGGAGGATCGGGGTCTTGCAGACGGGGGCTTGGCGGTAGATGTACGCCTTGCGGTAGACGTCTGCGAGGAGGGCAACCCCCCACTTGACCATCTGGCTCCAACTCAGGCCGGCCAGGCGGAGGGTGCGGATGTCTCGGGCCAGGCTCTCGTCCACTCGGGCGCTGAGCTGGCGCGGGATCTTCATGCGACCAGCTCCTCCAGCATCGAGTCGGCGAACTCGGTGACGTCGCCGTCCTGGGTGAGGTAGCCCGCGTGGATCAGCTCGTTGGCCGTGCGGCCGTACGAACCCTGGAGGGTCCACGCCATGCCGCTCTTGACGAGCAGGGCGAACAGTTCCAGCGTCTCCCTCGCGTCGAGGGCGCCTTCCTCGTAGGTGATCAGGTCGATGACGAGGCTCCCCATGCGGCTCACTTGTCGGCCCCCTCGATCTCGTCGAGCAGGGCGGAGACGAGGCGGTGCGCGATCGAGGTCAGCGCCAGGCGGGCGCGGCCTTCCATCGTGTCGTCGGTCGGGGTGCCGAACTCGGTGAGGTCTTCCTGGTAGGCGCACAGGTCGACGTACTCGCGCCACATCGTGTGGGTGCGGACGTCCGGCGCCGAGTCGGACGCCTCGTCCTGGATGCGGTCGCGCTCCAGCGCGATCAGGTCCGAGAGGCTGCTCAGCTTGCCGTCCCAGTCGATCTGGTTCTGGATCTTGTCGATCACGTCGTCGCGGACGGTGGCCAGGAAGTCGGATCCCTCGCTGGTGCTGGAGTCGGGCGAGGCGCAGTCGGCCAGTTCGCTCAGCTTGTAGGGGCCGTAGTTCTCGATCTCTTCGAGGATGTTCATGCGGTTCCACCTTCACGGGGTGTCTCGTCAGTACCGGGAACCCCTCCCGGCAGACCCCCTCCGCGGGGGTTTCGACATGAAGGGACAGTATCACACTCAGTGCCACTTGCACAGATGCTCAGCCGTAGCGGATCTCCCCCAGTGCGGCGAGCTGGACAATGAAGTCGGCCGTGCCCGCGTCGATGTGGTCGAGGTCGACGCCACCCTTCTCGCTCCTCTCCATCCAGGAGTCGAGGATGTAGCCGTGGTACTCCCGGTTCACGTACTGCTGGTCGATGTCGAGCAGCTTGGCGTACGCCGCTCTGACGTCGTCGGCGTCGAGGTAGTGGACGCCCTCGACCTCGCGCTCGTCATCGAAGGGGAAGATCGGATGCGCCGCCGAGCCTTCCACGATCGTCCACGTCTTGCCCTCGGGAAGGCCGGCGAACTCCTCCTCGGTCGGCTCTGTCGCCCAGTGGGTGATGCCTCCGTACGCCGCGGTGTCGATGATGTCCTGCGCACGCTCGTCGGTCAGGTACTTCTTGATCTCTTCGGTGCTGGGCACTGGTCTGTGTCCTCTCGGGGGGATGGGGTCAGGCGGCGGCGATGCGGACGACTGCCGGGTTGCTCTCGTACTTGGTGCGACGGACCTCTCGGCGAGCCAGGGTCTCCGCCTTGTCCTTGCGCTTCGAGTCGCGGACGTTGGTGTCGTGGATGCGGAACTTCGGGGTCACTGTGGTTCTCCTTGCGGGTACGGCAGGCTCATCAGCGGGGGGATGCCACCCTCCCCGGACCCCCGAAGGGGTTTCGCCTCGATCACTGGTAGAAGACGTCCTTGCCGACGTAGATCACGGAGTGCGCTCGACGCACAGGCGCAAGGGTCTTGCGGTCGACGAACGTCGACCCCTTCCAGGGGTCGTATACCGCCTGGCGGTAGTCGCTCCCGATGAACAGGGCGACCGGGTCCTTGCGCACCTCCTCCACCTCCCCGATCACCCAGGCATGGACGTTGCGGACGCTCTGCCGGACCGCCCTCTGTCGACCGCGCTCATGGACCCGGAACTCCACGTCACTGAGCAGGACGGCCGAGGCGTACTCGATCGGCTGGCCGGGCACCTTCACGCTGATCACGTCGTGCACGTCCGCCCGCAGTCGGGGCAGGTGCGTGTGCGTCCAAGCTCGCATCGCTCCCCCTCAGACCAGCAGGTCGACGTAGTCGCCGAGCTCGTCCTCGGTCAGGACCCGGCCCTCGTCCTCCGGGTCGTCCTCGTCGCCGTCGTAGTGCAGGTCACCCCACTCGTCGTCGACCGCATGACCGTGCAGCCAAGTGATCGCCTCGTCGCGGTGGCCGGAGGCCACCAGCACTCGGGCGATGGCGTCGGCCTCGCCGCAGGTGAAGTGCGCGCCCGCCTCCGCGGTGCAGTAGAAGCGGAACGTCTCGGCCAGGTTGTCGAGAGCGAAGGTCAGGGGTTCGGGCACTTCCTTGACCACGACCGGCTCGACGATCGCCGGACGGAAGAACTTGCGGAAGAGGTTCATTCTGGTACACCTTCACAGTCATGGCTGCCATCGTCAGGAGGCGGGCGCCACCCCACCCCGACCCCCGAAGGGGTTTCGGCTTGGAACACTTGCACATTCAGGCCGCGAAAAGTTCGAGCTGGTCCGGGTTGTATCCGAGGACGTTCCACCGGTAGACCTCGGTCGCCCGCTCCAGGAAGTAGGCGTCGCGCGCCTCGCGGTATTCCTCCGCCACCACGTCCCAGTCGACGTCCTCCGCACGGCACCAGTTCTGACGGTGCGCGTTGCCCTCGTCCTGGTAGTACAGCTCGGCGATTGCGTCGTCCTCTGCGCAGGTGTCGACGAGGGTGTACTCACGCTGGGCGTGCTCGACTGCCTCCTTCAGTGCCTTCTCGAACGCCTCCCACTCACGCTCGGAGTAGTCCGAGTCGTCGAGCACTGCGCCACCGTCCCGCAGGTACACGGCCAGCTCGGTCGCCTCCTTGAACGCGGCGGTGAACTCCAGCTCCTCGGGCAGGCACTGCTCACCGTCGCACTCGTACAGGCAGTAGTTCTGGCAGTACCAGGAGTCCTCGTCCTGGTCGCAGCCGTCCTCGTGCTCGAAGGCGGGCTCGCACTCGCACTCCTCGTCCTCGTAGGTCTCGTAGACCTGGACGTAGATCGTTCGGAGGGAGCCGCAGGCCCAGTGTCGGGACGCCCCGTCGATGACGTGCTCGTCCGCGAAGTCGCCCGCCGCACCCCTGATCAGGTCGAGGGCGGTCAGGTAGTTGGACTCCTCCAGGAGGTCGTCGCCGAGCTCGGCCCAGTGGAACACCGCACCGTGCGTGGTGAACAGTCGGTCGTCCCAGAACATCGCGTCGCTCGGGCGGGACAGCGCCTCTTCCGCTGCCTTCTCCAGGGTCTCCCTGTCCAGCTCCATGTCTCTCCTCCGTGGCTGCTCATCAGGACCAGGCCGCCACGCCTGGCCGACCCGAGCCGGACCGAGGGCGGCCGGCTGGGTTTCGCACTGAAGTGAGTGCGCACCCCCCGCCCCGCTTCTCGGGTTGGGACGGTGGTGCGCGGAGGTTTGTCAGCCGAAGCTGATCACCCTCCTGAAGAACCCAGGCTCCCCGGTGCTGTCCTCACGGTTGCGCCGTGCATCAAGCAACACCTGTGATCCCCCGACTACCTTCATGTGTGACCTTTCGGTCTCGATGGGGCTGATGGGTCCGTATGACTTGGCTGGCTCATCAGCGACCGGGAACCACCCGGCCGAACCGGCTCACGCCGGTTTCGCCTTCACTCGTAGTGCGAGGCTGCGACCTTGTCCGCGAGCTCCAGGACTCGGCGACGCTCGCCGTACTCCAGCTCGGCCAGGAGCTCGGCCAGCTCCTCGATCGTGTACTCCGGGGTGATGCTGTAGCCGTCCACTCTCTTGCTCCGTTCGACGTTGGGACAGTATCACACTCAGGGACAGTTACACAACCAGGGCCATGAACACCACGTCGGGCTCACCCGCCGTCCAGTTCGGGACCCGCTCGGTCTCGACGAAACCGTGCCGCTTGTAGAGCTCGGGCAGGTACCCGTCGAAGCAGTCCAGGCGAGTGGCACCCTTGTGCGTCACGGCGTCGGAGATCAGAGCGTCGCCCCGACCCTTGACCGTCGAGAACAGACCGATCAGCGTGCCGTCGCTCGCCACACCGAACCCCGACTGGAAGTCGCTGGTCAGGTAGTACCGCGCTCCGCGGGGCATCTCCTCGGGCCTGCTCGTCGCCTCAGCGATCCGCTCGCTACCCCTTCTGGCGAAGGCCAGGGCGGCGGTGTACTCGGACCAGGAGGCCGGGTGCATCCATACGGTGTCCATACACGTCTCCTCAGACGGTGAGCAGGCTGGCTCATCAGCGACCGGCAACCCAAGCCGGCCGGACCCCCGAAGGGGTTTCGCCTTCAGCGCTCGTCCTCGTATCGGTCGCACACCGACACCGGGACGATGCTGGTCGTCGTCGTCTTGCCGTTGAAGGAGACGACCGTTTTCAACTCCGTGTGCGACTCGGCGCAGGGCCGGTCGTCACCGCATCCGGTCAGCAGGGCCGCGGCGAGCGCGGCACCTGCGACCACTACAGGCGTCCTCTTCACCGGCCACCGAACCGGGCAGCCAGGGCGCGAAGGTCGTTGCGCAGCAGACCCTTCAGGACACTCTCCTGCGGCGTCTGCCGGGCGAGCTGGGACAGATTCACGGACTCACCCTTGCGGAGCTGGATGCTCACGATGTCTCCCTCGATTCGAGCAGGCTGGCTCATCAGGACCCAGGAACCACCTGGGCCGACCGCCCTTGCGGGCGGTTTCGCCTTGGTACACTTGCACACTCAGTGCTGAAGAAGGGCCAGCGTGGTCACACGAGTGACCTCCACTGTCACGCTCGTGCGCTCCAGGTACTGAGGGCGGTAGGGGTCGTACGCCGCATCGGCGATCAGCCACTCGGTCTCCGAGTCGTCGGCGCCGGTAATGTTCCCCACCCACCAGGAGGCCAATTCCTCCTCGAAGGGCCAGGTCACCGCGACCTCGTCCTCCTGACCGTTCCCCTCGTTGAAGAGGATCACGTAGCCGGGCTGGCGGATCGCCGCCTTCGGCGGCTCCAGCTCGATCAGGTACTCGGGGTACCCGAACTGGCCAGCGTGGTAGGCGCAGCGGCCCTGGTTGCCCTTGCCGACCGAGCGGTAGTAGTGCGTCGCCCTGTCGGAGCAGATCCCGCATCTCATGTTGCTCTCCTCGTCCTGTTGGTACAGTATCACACCTGGCGGTGACGATCAACCTCGCACTGGCGAGGGACCTGGTACCCCCGATTGCTTCGATGCTACGGGCCCCGTCCGTACTGGCACGGTCCCGAGGGGGCTACTTGAGAGCCCGTACAGGCACTCCCCCGGCCCCTTGCGGGACCGGTACTGCCTGCCCTCCCCGCTTGCTTCCTTCCGTACTGTCGGTCCGACCGTGTGGCCGTTCCGTTTCCGGACTGTCCGGGGAGGACAGTTGGGCCCTGGGTCTCGTCCGCCCCCTCCGACACTCCGGTTCGTGTGGCATCCCACTACACCGGTACTGCGCCTCAGAGGAGACTCGCGAGAGTCTGTACCCAAACGTTCGCTGGAGGAGCGGGTTCCCTACTCACGCTCGGACTGCGTCGGATACCCGACCCTCGCGCTTCCGTTTCCCCACGCTCTCAGTCACCGTCTACACCGCGAGCGGTGCGTCGTGCCAAGTTCGTGTGTCTTGCTGTGTTGCTGTTCCGTACTCTACCGGATCTCTCCGGGCTGTGCAAGTGGCCCTGCGTTTCGGACTTGAGGGAGGCTGTTACCCCACGTTGCGGTTCATGAACCGGCCGCGTTGTGATCGCCGGTCACCCGTCCCTCTGTCCTGCTGAGCCCGACTCTACCCGAAGGTGAGCCGCTGTGCAAGTGACCCTTGCGGGTTTCTTGCGGCGTCCCGTTGTGGCGACAGACAGAAGCTTGGGCCACTTGCACGCTCTTGTCAAGCCTCGCAGGTCAGAGCCTGTTTCCGGGGGGCTGAGCGGCTGTCTCCGGGCCGTTCCGGGCCGGTCTGGTCAGGTTGCCCAAGGAAGGCGCGAGAGCGCGCGAGAGTAGCGCGTGCGGCCTCGGCTGTCCAGTGTGAGCGAGCGCACGTTGACAGGACGCACCCCCTGGGGTATGACCCCGTGCGCGCGTGCTTGCGGACCGCCACGTCTT